CGCTGAACTCGCAGAAAGCGTTCAACGGAACGCTCGATGCCTCGGGGTATCACCAGGGCGGCCTTGGAAGCGGAGTCGTGAACATCTCGAATTGGGCTGAATACAATTCTTTAAACCCGATTGTCCCGTGCGGATTCACCAACTCCCTCGGGAATCAGACGGGGGTCAAGACATTCACTCTATCTGAAGCGCAGGCGGCGGCTTACGGCAGCGAGCATTCAGAGAGTGTGCCGTCTTATCGCGGTATCGAGAATCCTTTCGGACACATCTGGAAATGGTCTGACGGATTTATTGGAGTGGGAGACGGCACGAAGCAGGCTTATTACATGTCAAGGACACGGGCACAATATGCAAGTGCCCTCAATGATTCCTATGTCAAGGTAGGGGAATCGGCAGGTGCAAGCGGATATGTGAAGGCCATTATCGGCAGCGCACAGTCCATGGCGCAGGCGCAGAGGAACTACGGCGACATCCTTGCAAGAGACGTTACAGGCAGTGCTTCCACCTACTTCTGCGACTATAGCGACGAGAGCCATGCTTCTGGTGCCACCTACGGTGCGCGCGTCGGCGGCGGTGCGTATAATGGCGCGTCTGCGGGTCTCGCGTGCGTCAATTCGGCTTCTGCGCCTGCGTCTACGGATGCGGTTATCGGTTCCCGTCTCTGTTGGCAAAAATAACGTCAAACGACAATCCCTGCCCGGCTCCCGTCGGGCAGGTTAAAAATCACGATATATGGATAAAAACATAAAGTTTGAAGACGGAGATGACGGCTCACTCGCCTGCCTCGGGTTGGACACCGACAGGGAGCGCAAGAATTTCTCCTGTCCCGTGAAGCGTCAGTCCGACCTTGTTGACAGGACGTTCTGGGTAATCGACTATTTCCCCGACATCATGGGAAAAGACGGGAAACGGAAGTATCTGTTCAAGGCAAAATCCACCCTTGATGACCCCGACAGCGAGGCGTTCAAGGTGTGGACGGGGTCTCCCGAAATCTTCTATGTCCTTGACAAGCTGGCCGAACTCGGGAAGTTTCCACGGAAAGTGACCTTACGCAGGCTGTCGAGAGGCGCGATGAGGTTCGAATGATGAAGAAAAGGTTGTCCACAGTGCGCGGTGCGAACGTCGGCGGCAGTGCGAATAATGGCGCGTCTGCGGGTCTCGCGTGCGTCAATTCGGCTTCTGCGCCTGCGAATACGAATGCGAATATCGGTTCCCGTCTCTGAAAGCATATGAACAATTACAACGGGATGAAAAAAGCCGTGCACGTGGAAACCCTACCTCTTGGTAAAAAAGCACGACACGGGCAAATCGGATTAGTAGCGAGGATGAAAGTCAGATTAATTATGCCAACACGATGAAGAGACACGACAATCTCATGGCCCAGATTGCGAGCATGGAGAATCTTCTCCTTGCGGATGAAAAGGCGAGAAAGGGCAAAAGATGCAGATGGGGAATACGCATCCATGACAGGAACAAGATGCAGAACCTTGAGAAGCTGCAACGTTGGCTGCGAGAGGGGACATACCGGACATCACCTTACAGGACGTTCTTGATTCATGACCCCAAGGAAAGGGAGATATTCAAACTTCCGTATTTCCCTGACAGGATTGCGCATCATGCCATCATGAATGTCCTTGAGCCGATATGGGTGAGCACTTTTGCGAGCTGTTCATACGCCTGCATAAAGGGCCGGGGGATACATGCCGGGGTCAAGGCCGTAAAAAGGGCGTTGAGAGACGTCGAGGGGACGGAATACTGTCTGAAATGGGACATCAAGAAATACTATCCGTCCGTAGACCATGACATAATGAAAACAAAAATCCGGAAGAAGATAGGAGACGCGCGTCTGTTGCGCGTCCTTGACGAAGTGATAGACAGTTCTCCCGGGCTGCCGATAGGGAACTATCTGAGCCAGTATCTGGCCAATGTATACCTGTCGGACTTCGACCACTGGATGAAAGAGGCGAAAGGGGTGAAACATTATTTCCGTTATGCGGACGACATGGTCGTATTGGGGGACAAGGAATATCTCCGCACCCTTTTCGGGGACATAAGGGAATACACGGAAAAGGAGCTGAAGCTGACCATAAAAGGCAACTGGCAGATTTTTCAAGTTGATGCCCGTGGGATAGACTTCCTCGGATACGTCTTCTACCACACCCACACGAGGTTGCGGAAGCGCACGAAGAGGAACATATTCAGAAAAATCGTATCTTGCAACCGGAAAGGCATGACGGAAAAAGAGAAGCAGAATGCCATGGGCAGCTATTACGGGTGGCTCAAGTATTGTGATTCGGGACATTTGATAGAAACGATAAATGAAAAAGGAAATGGGAAAATCATCAAGCAAAGCGCGTCCTGCGGTCGTGGAGAGGTGGGACGCGGAAAACTATTTAGTCCGCTACAACATCGAAGAAGTTGCGGACATGGACGCAGACGGCAAGGAGCAGGGTGTCAAGTATGAGTACGAGGAAGTGCTCGTGCCGGAAGTGACACGTAAACGGATTGTCGAAGCCCTCGTGCGTCTGAAGTATGACATCTATGACGAGGTCACACTTGCATTCGACAGGGAGAACAATGCGGAGGACAAGGCCGAGCATGAGGCCTATGTGATTGAATGCAAGGCGATTGCTGATTCCGTTCTCGGGAATGAGTAAGAATTTCTCTCTCAAAGAACTGACGTTCAGTGCCACGGCGGAGAGGGACGGGATTGACAATATCCCGTCCCCCGAAGTCGTTGAGCATATCAACGAGTTGTGCGACAATCTGTTGCAGCCTTTGAGGGATGCGTGGGGGAAGCCGATAAGGGTCACGAGCGGCTACCGGTGTCCGGAACTCAACAAGAAAGTGGGGGGCAGCATGACAAGTGCGCACCTTTGCGGCTATGCGGCGGATTTGCAGACCGACGACTTTCACGGGTTCGTCAGGTTCGCGGTAGGATGGCTGCAAGGCAAGGCGTATGACCAGTGCATAATCGAGAGGAACGGAAAGACCGAGTGGCTTCATTTGGGCTACAAGGACGGACAGGGAAGACAACGGCATCAGACAACAACAATAAACAAGAACTGACATGAAGAAGTTGCTTTATTTTTTCGGCTCGTTCCTCGCCCTCATAGGGGCGATAGGTTCGTTGGGCTATCTGCTGTGGATGAGACAGTATGTGATAGCCTTTGGCGTGGCGGTGCTGATAGATGCCGCCTATCCGACAGTCAAAGGCTGGGTCAAAAAGCTCATTGATGAGTAAAACAAGCATCGGGAATGGGGCGAAATCTCTTGTTTTCGCCCTTTTGTGTATTTGGGCAGGGGCACTCGGCTCTTATTTTCCCTTAAAACGGCATTTTAAGGCCGAATTGGAGGCCATGAAGCCCGAAGTGATAGAAGTTATCATCCGTGACACTTTGCGCGTCCATACGCCCGCCTATCGTGATGTCATCAAAATACGGAGAGACACGATAAAGGTGTCCCGGAACGACACAATCGTGAGGGGGGACACGGTATATCTCCCCAAGGTTCAGAAATACTATGAGGAAGAAGATTATCGGGCATGGGTTTCGGGATACGAGCCGAATCTTGACAGCCTGTATGTCTATCCCAAGACGATAACGAAAACCGCCATCCGGAAAGAATGGCGGAAATTCGACTACGGCTTGCAGGCCGGGGTGGGGGTGGTGCTCCCTGCCGGGTCAGTCCCCGGCTTCGGCGGATATGTCGGCTTCGGGTTCACGTGGCATTTCTGAACGCTCGCGTCCCCGGCGGAGCATCTCGATGAAGTCCGCAACACGCTTCTCCCTCATATTCCCACGGCACACCGGGATTACCTCTATTTTCACGGTCGGCCCTTTCTTGTCGAGGTTGATTCTCAATTGGGAGTTCTGGCAAAGATAGTCATATCGGATGCCTGTTTGCGTGGACAGTTGGTGGTAGATTGCGCTTGCAAGGTCTTCAAGCACGCCGGCCATCGGGGCGTACATCATTATCGGCTCTGACACTTTCTTCATTTGTCCGTCCTCCCTTTCTGAACTTTCAGTGATTCCCAATCGACTTCATCCCCGTTCCATCGGCGGTCGGGACACCCGGCCTGTTCGTTGCACGTCATGTTGATTCCGTCAAGGTTTTTCGACAGGCTGCAATAGCCTCCGTTATAATATATGCATTTCATTCTCCTATCATTATCGGTTTGCGGCATTCCTGTGCCATCTCAAGATTCTCCCTGCTCTCGTTGGCAATGAGGGAGACCACTGGATACTTGCTGCTCTGCCCGGGTTTCTGGGATTTCGCCATTATCACCGACAGGTCAAATATGACGCCGCTGACTTTCCCCTGCTGCTCGTAGAACTCATCGAAGTAGTCCCGTATCTGCGGTATCGTTGATGCCACGCCTTTCGTCTGGAACTGCCACACGCCCATCACTCCACGGATTTTCGGGATGATGAAATTCAGCGTCAGAGTGACTTTCCACTGGCATTTCGGATGCCTGCTTGAAACCATGTCCATGATGTCGGGATACTGCTCCGTTGTGAACACGGCATAAGTGGATGTCTTGGTAGACCACACCTTGAACGTCTCTCCATCCCCCGAGGCCACGAGTTTGCCTGCTTCGTCCCGGAACTCGTATTCCTCCCGGCACACCATGTCCGCATCGTCAGACGGGAACACAATCTGTATGACATCGGGTTTTGCGCCATAGGCCTCATCGAAAAGGCGCGAATATTTGCCTGTCGCCACGAAATAGTCCGTGGACATGGGATACCCCCTGTCAGACTTCATTCCGCACTTTATGTGGCCTATTATCGGCAACGGAAGCCGCTTCGGCCTCTCGTTGTTCTTGATTCTGCCGCCCATGGCCACTAAAACAACGGGGTGTCATCCGCCGCCGAATCTTCGCTCATTTTCTCGTTGCCCTTTTTGACAAGTTCCTCCATGGTGAGCACGGCCACGTTCTTGTCAACATCATCGGACAAGTCTACCATGCCGCCGCAGACGGCGATTTTCCTTGTCTCCTCGGGGAGCAGCTTATAGAGTTCGAGCAGATAAGGAATCTGTTTCAGAACTTCGTTATCAGTCTGCCACTCGAAGTTGTAGGACACCTGCTTGCGTGCGGTGTTCCACCACGCTTTCGGAGACACGTTGCCGATTTCCGTTATCGGCACATCCGGGAAAGACAAGTTCCACATGTCTCGGTAGAGGCCCAACTGAATTGCGTGTTCGTCACGGAAATCCTTTGTGGTCGTCTTGAAGTCCACAATCGCAACAACTCTTTCATCCCCGTGCTTGTCTCCTACGGGATATTTGCGCATTGAGCATACGCAGTCGAGCATACCGGCGTATTTGAGCAAAGGATGATAAAGGGCTATCTCCACGGCAAGGGGACGCACGTCATATTCCCTCATCCATTTCGCGAATGAGAGCATGTCGTATTTCGCCTCGTCAAGATGTTCCTCCACGAAAGACAGCGGTAGGCTTTCACGCTCTGCATATTTGGACAGAGTTTCACGCATCATGTCAAGATTGTACCTCCTCTCAATCATCAGCGATTGGAGTTGCCCATGGACAAACGAACCGAACCTCGCCCTTTCCATCGTGTATGCTTCCGCCGCGTCCTTTCCAAGGGCAACTTTCCAGTCTGTGAGAATCTTGTTCTCCGGCATCACTTTCTTCAGAATGGTGGTGACTGACGGGTAGAGTTCCACGCCCTCGCTGTCCGCTACATAGTAGTACCGTTGTCCACGGGCATTGAGCTGACAGAGTTTGTATGACGGCTCACGGAGAGCGTCTTGGTCGAAAAATACGGCCTTAATCTGTTCGGCGGTGACATTGTTGGCGAGTTCATACACGCCCATTTTAGTTTCAGTATTCATAATGATATTATAGTTTATAGTTTGTCTATGATTTCAATCATCTGTTTCGCCAGTTCTTTCAGCTGAGCCTTGCTTTCCTCCCTTGAGGGGATTTCGGACATGCCAAAGAGATATTCCGGCGTGCATCCGAGCCTTTCGCATATCAGCGGAACGGCCTCTATCTTTATCTTCTGCGTCTTCCCGTCCTCAAGGTTCGAGAAGTTAGTATAAGCCGCGCCCAATGAAGAATCCGGCCATAATTCTAACGCGAAGTCTTTTTTCCTCCGCACGAGGGACAAGTCGCGCGCCCTCGCAAACGCTTCTTTAAGTCTCAACATATTTGTTCCGATTTGTCTTGCAAAAGTACAAACAAATTTTGGCATTTCCAAATTTATTTTCTTTTTTTGCCTATTGCATGAATAGAAAATTCTACTTATCTTTGCAGTCGGGAATCAAGAAGTTTTCCATTGCTTTGTGAGGCCGGAGTACGGCCTCTTTATAAGAGCCAAATCCGCAAGCAGTCCACAGCCTGCAAGCGCAAGATATAAACTACGTCAAAGTAGCCAACCCTTGGACAATGAGTTGTGGCGTTGTTCAAGGGTTATTTTTATCAGCATGAATTATACGACACATTCATTCAGCGTGGAACTCGCTGCCAAGGTAGGTCTCGAAGAGGCCCTCCTGCTTCAGCATTTCTACTATTGGCATCAGACCAACAGAGAGAATCCCGACATGGTCAAGGACGGTAGGGTGTGGAGCTATTCGAGCCGGAAGAACATCCTTTCCGTATTCCCGTACTTGACGGACAAAAAGATTCGCAATACAATAGATTCCCTTATTGGCGGAGGTTATCTTATAAAGGGGGATTATGCTAAGGATTTTACATATAAGGCTTCGTGGTATTCTCTCACGGATTCCGGACGTTCGTTATTTGAGAATGAAGAGGAATTGCCAGACGGAGGTTCTAAAAGGGCCAACACATTGGCCGAAAGGGCCAATCCATTGGATGAAAGGGCCAATGTATATAATAATAATAATATTATTAAGAAAGATATTATCCTAAAGGATAATATAGAAAGAAAATTGACGGATGAGGAGATAATTCAGGCAAAACGGGAAAGTCTGCGCAAAGCCTGTGAGCCTTATATTGACAAATACGGCCAGAAGATGATAGATGATTTCGTCTTCTATTGGGGTGAGGCTTCGGGCAAGAATCTGAAGTGGGAAATATCGAAGAAGAAAAGCGGATGCTTCGAGATAAGCCGCCGCCTCGCGACATGGGCAAACAACAATAGAAACAGCGGAAGCAACCCTACCCCCCGGACAGCCGCCGCCCCCCTCCCCAAGAAGAAGATATGGGAGGAAATGGGCGTGACCGAGGAATATTACAGAACCGTAATACTGAAGAAATGAAACAGACGCTTGCGATATCAGACTTTCCTATGCCGGACACGTCAAAATTGGAGACGAAGTTGCTCGCAACCATGATTGGAGACCAATCCACCATCGGGCGTGTGATGAGAAGCATAAAAGCTGACATGTTCACGCATGAGGAGAACCGGAAGATATGGGAGACCATAATCGACATGTATAATTCCGGAGAGAACATAGATTTGACCACGGTGCTTCCTCGCGTCAACCGTTCCTACTTCCTCTCCACGATAATAGATGAGACGCCGGAATATGGAGAGATGGGGTTGCAGGGCCTCATAGGGGCAATGGTTGACACCTGCGTCAGACGGGCGGCATACATTACAGCCGTTGATGCCCTGCAACGGATAAACGGCGGGATGCCTTGCTCGGAAATATGCCGCATGTTCGGCGATTTCTCGAAGATGACGGCAGATGGTCTGAGGGATGACATGGCCAAGACTTCCACAGAAGTGGCTAATACCCTTTCTGAACGCCTCGAAAAGGGGGAGACGAACAGAATCCCCACTTCGATACGGACGCTTGACTTCTACACCTACGGGGGGTTCAACGGCGGCAATCTGGTGATACTTGCGGCGCGCCCAAGCGTGGGCAAGGCGCAGCCGATACATACGAAAGTGCTCACCCCTCAAGGATGGCGCGAAATGGGAAGTCTGAAAGTCGGCGACAAGGTGATTGGACGCGACGGGCGTGCGCAGGATGTCTTGGGCGTGTATCCGCAGGGGGTGCGTCCGGTTTACCGCGTGGAAATGAATGACGGGGCATCTGTCCTTTGTGACGAGGAGCATCTATGGACGGTCACGGATGTCACCTCGTCCCGACACCGCGAGCAGGAATTGACGTTGAAAGAAATGATGCGCAGGGGCTTGAAGACGAAACTCACTCCGTCAAGGGCGGCGAGCAACAGGAAGCCACTGTCGAAATACCGGATTCCGAAAGTCGCCCCCGTGGAGTTCGCTGAACGGCAACTCCCGATAGACCCCTATCTTTTGGGCCTGCTGATAGGAGACGGCTACCTTTGCGGCAACGCCGTAAGCATTTCAAACCCTCTCATGGACGTTGAGATGATAACGAGGGCAAGCGGCCGTCTGCCGGACGGCTACGAATTTCACAAGAACTCATCCCCTGCCTGCCCGTCCTATGTCATTGCGCAGAAAAGAAAGGGCGGCAAAGACGGGTTCGCACGGAGAATCAGAAGACTGGGGCTTGATGTCCGTTCAAGGGACAAGTTCATTCCGCGGGAATACCTCCTCGGCAGTGTCGGACAGCGACTTTCGCTGTTGAGGGGGCTGATGGACACGGACGGCACCGCCTCAGACGGGGCGACTTCGTTCAGCACTACAAGCAGGAGGCTTGCAGACGACATGGTGTCCTTGGTCCGCACCCTCGGAGGCCTGTCCTACGTCAAGGCCTATGACCGGACGGAAGAGGGGAAAGGAACGGAGTACAACGTGGCGGTGAGCATGACTGTTTGCCCGTTCCATCTGCGTCGCAAGGCCGAGAAATGGCGTCCATCTGACCGCTCACGGTTCATAACATCAGCGGAAAAGGTGGGCGACATGGAATGCGTGTGCATCTACGTCAGCAACGATGACCATTGCTATGTCACCGAGGACTACATCGTGACGCACAACACCACAATAGCTCTCCAGATGGCCCTGCACGCCTCGAAATCGGGGAAGAAAAGCATGATATTCTCGCTGGAGATGACGGCGGAGGAACTTGTGCAGAGGCTGATTCTTTCCACCGGATACATTTCTCCGGCGGCCTTGTATTCCAGACGGTTCGAGTGGGCGGATTACGAGAGGGCCGTAGCGGAGACGTGCAATGACAACCTCGTAATCAACGACAAGGCAAACGGGATAGACGAACTCTGTCAGCGGATAAGGATAGAGTGCCAGAGCGGACATTGCCGCTTTGCGGTGATAGACTATTTGGGATTAATACCGGTGACTAATCAACGGCAGAACATGGCCACGGCATTGGGGGAATTCACGCGGAAACTCAAGACGGTGGCAAAGGAGTGCGACATCCCGATTCTGCTGCTCTGCCAATTGAACAGGGCAAGCGCGAGCGGAATGCGGAGTCCGCAGCTGTTCGACTTGAGAGACAGCGGGGCAATCGAGCAAGACGCGGATTTGGTGCTGATGCTTGAGCGCACACGCACCTCGGACGGTGACATTGTAGACAACTCGATAGATTTGTGGATAAGGAAAAACAGGAACGGGAAATGCAACTTCGATTCTCCAATTCGCCTTGTCGGCACGGGGGGATTCGCTAACTTTGAGGAACATGGGGATGAAGACTGAGGATTTAATTAACGCTTATTTGAAGCCAAAAGGGCTTACAGCGCATTGCCGGGACGGCAACGAGGTCGCCCCGTTGCTCCCGCTGATTATCATGGATGCGGCATACCAGTTGTTCTGCCGCAATATCAAGCCGGTGGAATGCCATCATAACCGTCTGAAATGGAAAAACGAGTGGTTGCGCAGCTATGACAGGTTCAACCAGTCCTTTTTCCGGTGTTTCAGCCCCGAACAGACGGACTATATGTGTGACATGATGGATGACTTCGACAAGCACATGGAACACGACCTGCTGATAACGCTGATACAGGTCGAGAATCTTTTTCCGTTCGAACCGTTGGAGCGGCAGGAGGTGCTTGCATCCGCCGTGCTGATTAGCATCCTTTGCCAATGCGCGGAAATCGTATGGCAGGACACCTACAGGAACGCGCCGCGAGAATACCGCATGTATTCCGACATCACGGCTTGCCGCGTATTGATACGCCGTTGGCTCGATGCCTACTATGGCAAGGGCAAACCGGAAATTCGCCCGAACAACGACAAGAACGTGACCGCAAGCGTGAACATCTTATGCCGCAAACTTGTAGAATTTTTACAGAAACATGTTGAAGATTGAAAATGTAAAGGTCTATGACCTCAGAGAAAGCATCATAGCATGCAGGAACGCCATGAGGCTTGCTCCGCCGGAGTATACGGAGGAAGAATTCGGAAAGTCTATGGAAAGGGCCGTGAAATTGGCCAATACGCCTAATGGAAGCGGACATCAGACGTTCCTTTCCGGGATACGGGTGAGTTTCGACTTGACATATCCCAATTACATCAGCCCCGAATTGCAACGCTATCACTGGATAGACATTGTCTGTTCCTCAAGCAAGATGCATCGGCTTGCGATGATGGACATGGATGCGTGCTTCAACAAGTATGTCACGGAAGAAAGCATTGCGCAAATGAAGTCTCTTTCCGAAAAGTACAATGCAAAACCCTCATACGCGAATTTCATGCGTCTCTTGAGCAACTGTCCGCAGGGCATAGAGCTGTTCATGAGAGTATCGACAAACTACCTGCAACTGCGGAGCATCTATGCGCAGCGATGCAACCACAAACTCAAGGAGGATTGGGGGGAATTCTGCCGGTTCATCGAAAATCTGCCATACGCACAGGAATTGATATGCGGAAATACAGGAACCACAAGATAACCAACTCGGAGGGGGTATTCGATTCCCAGCTCGAGTGGAGCAGGTTCATCTTCCTGCGGAATCGTCAATCAGAGGGCCAAATCAGCGGCCTCAGACGGCAGGTGGAGTATCTGCTCATCCCGGCCCAATACAAGGCCGAAACGAGGCATTTGAAGACGAAAGACAAGGAGGTTCAAGTCTTGGCGGAAAGGCAATGCACCTATAAGGCTGACTTCGTCTATGTCAAAGACGGCGAGACAGTTGTGGAGGATGTCAAGGGAAGCAAGTTCATGATAGACCAGAAGTTCCCGATAAAGCGCAAACTGATGCTTTATATACACGGAATAGAAATCAAAGTGGTGACGCGTGCAACCGAATGGGATAAAAAGTGCAAATAATTCTTGGAATTTCCATTTATTTGGCTTACCTTTGTCCCAACAAAAACAAGAAACATGCAAATAGACAGAGAATTAATCTTCGGCCTCGTGCGAGACAGGATGCTTGCGTTCATCGAGAACCGTGAATGGGATGAGCTGGGTGCGCACCACATCTTTGAGGTCGCCATTCCGGAAAACATGTGGGCGTATGCTACCGTATGGGTGAGCGGCAACGTCACCCGTATTCCTGCCACTTATCTTCAGCCGGAGGAAGAGTACGGGCGCGTGGAAGCGGAGGTTGAAGAGATTGAGGTCTGCACGGCGACAGACTTCCCGGTTGTCACGTATTATCACCCCGACGGGCTGAAAGCAGGCATAGAGGTGTAGAATCTTTCCCTACACTATTGCGAATGTGGAATATTATACTTATCTTTGCAACACTTTAAAACAACAAAGCACATGGAACAGTTTGATTTCTTTTTTCTTTCCGCGCTCTTTCAAGAGTGCAGGGACATCAAGGCCGAAGCCGAAGAGAAAGGCTACAATTATATATGGAGCCTCTCTTTCGCTTCTTACGGGACGGATTTTCTCTCCACCTTGTACTCCAAGGACAATGTGCGTCTTGAGGGCATCTGCGGAAAAATGCGCTCAAAGGGTGAAATAAAGGCGCATTTCTTGAGGGTGCGCGCTTTTCTTGAGGAGGGTGCGAAATGAGGATGTGGTTCGTGACGGCCTTTTGGGAGGTCGAGGCCATAAGTGTGGATAATAAGATGAACAGTCTTGCCCTCAATGACCTCAAGAGGGCGGGGAATCTGTTCCCCACTGAAAGGCAGGCGCGGCAGGCGCTCCATATAATCAAAACCGAGATAGGAAGAAATGCGGAAACTTTATACGGTATATGCGACTAACCTCTATGTGGTGGCATCGGTGCTTGTGAACAACAGGATACCTTTCACATTCCGTCCGCACAAGATGTATAGAGTGGACGGTTTCAGAAGTCCTTTTGGGCGAAGCACGATAGACATGGAGCTTGACATGAAGTACATGACCATAGCGGACATATTGTACTGCCTCAACGAGAAGTATGGCTCGACATTTGACTTTGAAATCATAAGCGAGATTGATTTATGAAACCGGAAGAATTGAGAATCGGGGACTGGGTCTACCACAGCGGCAACTACAACCAGCTGATGAGGGTTTCTCTTTCATCCTTTGACTATGCCGGGTTCTTCACGCCCGTGCCGCTGACTTCCGGGTGGTTGGGCGGATTCTCCAACTATCGGGACGGAGTTTATACATGGGAACATGGCCCGGAGTTCGTGTCGGCAAGACAAGTTCCGGCAGGATGGGACATCGAGATGTTCAGACATGCCAACGACTTCACAGCCCGAATCCGTTATGTACATGAAATGCAACATCTGATAGCAGATTGCGGAATAAAACTTGACATCAATGCGCCTGCGAAGAAAGACAGTAATCGGTAGAATCGGAGACGACGGCAGGCTCGACCTCCCCATGGAGGCGCTGGAGGACTTCTGTTCCCTGCACAAAGGGAAAGGCATAATCCTGCGTGCGGAGATACTCGCCGCTGAGCCGAGCGACAAGGTCACCAACTACTTCTTCGGGTATGTCGTGCCGGAGATGCAGGGGATGTTGATGCAGGAGTACGGGGAGAGATACACGAAAGAGCAGACCTACGAATGGATGAAGCGGCAGTGCCCACTCTTCGCACGTGAGGAAAGGATTGACGGGAAGTGGAGAGTGGGTTACAAGGACTTCGAGGAACTCGACAGCGCGGAGGCAAACGAGGTGATAGAATGGGCCGTCCAGTACGCTGCGGAGAATTTTTATCAGATATTGGATTATCCGAAGATATGACAAGTTTACAGTTGATGTACTCTGCCGCGTGCAAGGCATACGTGGAGAAACTGAACGAGATGTGGGAGACTGACGGAGAGTGGATGGACGATGGCTATTGCACATTCGATGTCGTAGACCTCTTCCTGTCGAACTGGGAATTGCGTTATGTCGTAGACAACGGGATAGATTTTGATTCGTTTCTCAAATGGTACGATTATGACATGCAAATGCTGTACGGTATTGCTTTGGGGAAGAAAAAAGCCCGGAGAATCAATATCGACCATTGGTTCGAGGGTTTCCCCGAGGAGGCGAAAGTCCCCAAGGCGGAACGCGAGCGTTGGGAGAGGGATTATTTCAACGGCATCAAATGATAGAGACACGGGAGGAATACGGCTATGCCGTGGAACGCGGTTATGAGCCTTTGATTGATGAGCGGCTTCCGATGTCGCACGCGCTCCGTGTGGAGGTGCAGAAAGAGCGGTTCGGGAAGAACGATGCGGTGGGAAACCACAAGTTCTACCGCTTCTGCCTTTCGCGCCTGCCGCTCATCTGCGAGGAATGCCGCAGGCCGATACGGACTCCGAGTGCCTACAACGTGAGCCACATCATCAGCCGTGGCGCGGATGCGAGGATGGCCCATGACCCGAGGAACGTGAACATCCTCTGCGAACACTGCCACGAGCGTTGGGAGCATTCCACGACAAGGACGGGGATGCGGATACTTGAAAAGAACAACAGGAGAATAGAACAACTGAAAAAGGAATACAATGGAGTTGAATGATTATCAAACGCAGGCGATGTCCACGAGGATGGACAGTTGCGACAATCATCTTTACATGATGCTTGAGATAGCATCGGAGGCCGGGGAACTGCAAGGGAAGTTCGCTAAGGCGATAAGGAAAGGGAGGCTGAAGTTCAGCGACAACCTCATCAATTCTTCAGTGATGGAGACGCGCGAGGAGATGGACTTCGACCTCGGGGTGATACTTGAACTCGGGGACATCCTGTGGGGCGTAGCAGGCATGGCGGCATCCATGGGCTACTCACTTGAGGAGGTGGCGAAGTTCAATCTTGAGAAGCTCGCGAAGCGGAAAGCGAACGGGACGATAGAGGGGAACGGGGACGGCGTGACAAAGGAGGAAAGGCATGTTTGATTTGCTGATAAAGCTGGTCACGTGGATGATGCGCAGGTGCGACTACATGCTCGTGGTGCGCAGACGCGGCAAGGGCTTCTTGGCGGTCAACACGGACGAGGATGGGCGGAAGCACCTGTCGGCGATAACCGTGTGCGCAATCAAGAACGGATATGAAGATGCTAAAGACTACGTACTCGACACGGCGGCTGATTATCTTCAGCCGTTGGAGATAGAAAGCAGGGAATTTGCGGAGAGAATCAAATGAAGATAAGAATATACAGATATGGCAACTACATCAATTCGGTGACGAACGATGAGCAGCTGCACAAGTGGATAATGGACAACGTGTATTATCCCGTGGACGGGGCAATCCCTGCCGGGACGGATTACGGCTACTGCCGCAGCATAGCGGAGGCGCGCGGATATGAATTCCGTGAGGACGGCGAAATCGGCGCGGCGAGGGAGCTGTGCAGGCATGCACGGATAGAAGAAATCGTCTGCGACACGCTTCCGGCGGAATTCCGTGGCAAGAACTACATCTGCGACTGCCCGTTCTGCGGCAAGAAGAATGTTGCGTATACAAGTCCGAAATATCAGATTTTCGGCTGCTTCCGATGCGGTGCGAGAGAGAACGCGGTGTCTTTCGTGATGCGCACGCGCCAGTTGGACTTTCCGATGGCGAAGCGGTGGATAGAGAAACGATATGTCAAACAATAATTTATGGCAACAAAACTGACAGGGTTAATCAACCTCACCAAGATACCGAAGCGGTTGATTGGGGAAACGAAGAAAGGGGACAAGTGCATCTTCATCGACATCGTCCCGAACAAGAACGGCGAAGACGAGTACGGCAACACGCACTCCGTCTCCATCTACGATAAGGAGAATCGGGAGACAATCTACCTCGGCAACCTCAAGACTAAGGAGTTCGGGGGCGGCAATTCCGCGCCGCAGGACGCGGAGAAAGATGACCTGCCGTTCTGAAAAAAGTCTAAAAATTATGGTCAGCGAAAAGGAACTAAAAATTATCGTGGGGGCGTTGGACTCCGCCTGCATGGAGGTGTTCGGCGCGCCCTTGGCCAACTACCAGAACAGGTCTCACAAGCGAAAGTACGCTGACGTGCGGATGATGTCCGTGCGGATTCTCCGGGAGAACACCTGCATGACCTACGTGGAGATTGCGGAGCTTTTCGGGATGCACTACACAACGATAGTATACTCCTATTACCGCGCCGGAGACCTGCTCCTGGTGGATGGCGCATTCGGTGAGAAATATGAGGAGTACGAAAAACATTTCAAAAATTCACTATGAGGAAAATCGGTTATGCGGCATACGTCCTTTGGGTGACGGCCGCTTTGGTTCTGAAAATTCTCGGCCTCGTCTCGTGGGCCGTGGCCCTCTCTTGGCTGTGGTTCCCCGCGGCTTTGGTGACGACATTCGTTGCAGGCTTGAACTTGTCCGTCTGGATAGGCCGGAAAATCAAGGAGAGGGAAGATTCGAAAATCCCCGACACCTGCGACACCTGCCTTTTCGGGCAGATGTCCGAATATTCGGCAGACGGCAAATGCTTGGGCTGCGAACTCAATCCCGAATGGAAATACGGGCATATCTGTGAAACATACAAGCGAAACATAATCCGTAAATAGCCGTATTTGCTGTTTTGATGCCGTTTTTGGCGCGGTAAAGAACCTTTTGGTATAACTTATCATCCTATCCCGTTGGCGCGCCTAAAATAGGCCTTATTTCAAAGAAAGGGGCTTCCAGTTCGGAAACCCCTTTCTTTCGTCTAAGCAAGACGGGATTTTATGAATTTGAGACTAATCAGATGTGACGCCGCTTTCGCTTGCTCCTGCGGCTTCCCCGCGTCTTTGAGCGCAATCTCCGCCTGCCTTATCAAATCGTCAATGAGAAAAGGATAATCGTGGATTCGTCCGGAAAGGTCAACATAGGCGAATGCCGGATAGGCCGGCATGATAGCGAACTCGTTGCCGTTGCCGTCTGTCAGATATGCGGAAGAATACGGCCTCGATTCTGATATATGCATTTCCTTGATGCCGAAACATTCGCAGGCGGTGAGAATCTTTGACAGAAGAGTGCGTTTGAAAAGCAATTTTTGATTGTCCCCGAAAGGGATGGCGACAAATTCCACCGCGCCCATTGCTTTGCCGCTATCACGGCAGACTTTGCAGGCGGCCTTAAGTTCCGCAATAGGTAACGATACTGCAAGCGTTTTGGCGCGTCCTTGCTCCAATACCATTTCGGCAGGGATGGTTTCATCGAAAATCCGTACGTCTCCGGCATATATGCCGCCCTCGTATTCCGCCGGATAATCCGCTTTGACGGATGCAAGCACAAGCGTGTTCGATGCTATCATTTTGCCGTCCTTGTAGCTTATTCCCCAAAATTTGGACGGCACGGGGTCCGACTTCTTTGCGCAGAACGCGCTGATATTAAACTTTTTCATTGCGTTGTTATTTTTGTTGTGTTTACTAAAAATTCACGTCCTAAAAATTATTTGTTCCTCCGCCTTGCCCCTATTGCAAGCATCATGTCGGAGTACAACTCTTCGGGGTGCTCCTGCGCTTGCTCGAAAGTGTCGCAGGTGTCTACCTGGAAGAAGTAACGCCCGTCGTTCTGCGCCGAACCCACGAAAGGAACCCCGTTTGCGTTGACGCCTGCGCAGCGCACTGCGAAACGCCCGTTGTAGTCGTATCTGACCACGTACTCAATCATTGTGTTTTGTGAGGTTTTCCGCAACTTATAGAAGTGGCTTGCGTGGAGTTCCTCAAGACTTTTTTCCCGAAAAATTTTGCTTGTTTTCATTTTAATCGTTTTGTTTATAAAAATTCACACGGCCTAAAAATTCACGTCAGCCGCTTGGCGTCTGAAAATTCATGCCCCGTTCCGGGCAAGGTCTAAAAATTCACGGCCCTTTGCCGGGCGCGTCCTGCAAGTGCTCTAAAAATTCACGCAGTCCACAAGAGCACAGCAAGGGCGAGGGGAAATACTCCGCCCTCTTTCCAGTGGAGGGCAAGGGCCACGAGGGCGGCGGTTGCAAGTAGCCGAAGGACGTGCGTCGCGAAAAATTTAGTCGCTGCGTGTAGAAATTTAGCTATCATAATGCTATAAATTTGATAGTGCAAAGGTGCGCTATAAATTAAGATTGCGCAATAGCAATTAAGATTGCGACTGCTGAAAGTTGTAAATAACGCGCGCGTGAACTTATATATACGCAAAGGGAAAAATACAAACGCTATCGTAATTGTTTGAAAATCAAGGACAAAAGGAAAAGGATGAAAAAAACTCGAAAAAAGTGCAAAAAAAATTTGTAGTTATCAAAAATCGTTGTACCTTTGCATTGTCCGAACGAGACAAACAAGTTTTAATTTTTGATGAGAAATGGAAATGATAATTAACGGCCAATTTTACAGCTGTCTTCGTGACTTCGAACTTTTCGGCGTTGCTGCAGAGAATAGGAAAGCAGCATACCGCAGACATCGGGCGGCCGCCGTGTGGCAAATGTTGTGCGATATATATATAGAGTGCGGCGACTCTGATGAGATGGATATAAATTATCTTCTTTCTGCCGACCCCGTGATTTATGAAATAATTTACAAATAAGATTTAATTTTAAATATTTTAGTAAAATGAAAGATGCAAAGTTCTTAAAAAGGTTCGATTTAGATGACTTCCAAAGCTTGGAAGAGGCTATTGCCGAAGCGGAAATTCTTGTCAAAAGGTTCGCGAAAATAGGCGGTTGCGCTGTGAGAATTTACGGCCGCAATGGGTCAAACCATTGTATACGAGTTATTAAATAATTTAAACATTAAAATCATGCAAGTACTTACAATCAAGCGCGGAGATTTGGATTACCTTGAAATTGAGGTAGAAAAAGTCGAATTTTATGGTGAAAGAATTATTGTATGCGAATGTCGCCCGTCTCTTGAAATTTATAACGCAGTCGTACTCGGAGATATAAAAAGTGTTGAAAAGTGGGGCAATCGTTGCTCAATCTCAATCTCTTTCGATAAATTTATGTCACTGGAAAATAAGTAAACTTTTTAATTACAAAGCAATGAAAACAGAAATGATTTTGAAGGAAATCGCCGCGAAAGGCGAAATTACAGAGCGTCAAATATCGCTCCTGAAATGTCGCAGCAATAAGGTGCAAAAAGACTTGTACGACTATGCGAGCGAAGATGTAAGGGTGTCAGCTGACCAGGGCGCAAAGGGGCTGACCTGGTTGCGCTCCCTCCTGCGCCACGACGGCACACCGCGAAAAGGCATTTATCTTGGTTTCCGCGAGGCCGAAATAATCAAGAGCGCAGAACCTAATCAATTTACCTTCAAGGGGTTCTACGACGACGGGAACGGTTGGCGCGCAAATTATCTCCCCGTGTACGAAATCAACGGGATGGAGTATATAGCCAATAGCCGGAGAGGGAAAATATATGTAATCGGTTAAATTTCAAGACATTAAGATATGAACGTAATTACAGAAATTACCGCGCTTGAAGATTTTGACGCTTGGCAAGGCGGCAAGGCGAGGAAAGACGATGCTATTTACTCTGGAGTTGCGGAAAAAGTTTGGAAGTATATCGAAGAGGTGACAAACGGGCAGGCGACAGAAGGGGAAATTAATGAATTACTATGGTTCGATGAAACCATTAACGACATGATATATAATGATTTAGACGATGAAAACGAAGATATTTAAGTGCACAGCAACGCAACGCAAGGACGCGGCTAACATATTCTATATCAATTGCATAGCGGCCACGCGAATGGAAGAAACAAAGAATCAAACTAACATTTATAACCGCAAAGGCAACCTAATAGCGTCTTTTATAGTAGGTTAAGCCACAAGGAGAAAAAAGAAAGGAAAGGCACAACTCTTATAGGTTGCGCCCTTTCTCTCTTATATAACCGCAAGACAGACGTTTGTTTGATTGAGTGAGCGATAAAGAGATGAAATAAGGCAAAAGGGCGAAATAAGGTGAAAGGCGAAATAAGGCAATAAGGCGAAATAAGGCGAAAGGGCCGCGCTTTTGTCCGAAAGCGTTTAACCCCTCACGCGCCAAGTCTCGTTTTCTCGTATTTAAACCCTTGTTTTGCAGCCTTATAGCCCCTTTAGGTACTCCGATACCTTGAGGGGCTTTCGCGTGCGAAATAGGGCCACTTCTGCGGTTTTCTTCTTGGGCAGGAAGGGACATGCGCGGCAACATTTGGTGTCGCGAAATTTCGCGGCGGTGTGCAAATAATTTTCGGAAGTGGTCAAATTTTTCACGGGGGGCAGACTTGCTGTGTACAAATTGCGCTGCGAAATTGCCCCTTTTTGCCCTCATTTTGCACCCCTCTACCGGCCTAACTCTTCCAGTGTGCCGACCTTTTTCGCCCCTGCGGCCTTGATTTGCCGCCTTTCGCCGCCTGCCGTACCCTCGAAATTATACATTTTGTCGCTTTTTGCCCCCGTGGGTGTCCGAAAATACGGGGAAAACACTTTGGGGTACTTACATTTTGTCGCTTTTGGGCGGTTTGGGATATCCCCCCCCCCTGCGTTTTAGGCAGGCGCCCCGGGTATCCCCTTCAAAATTCGCGGTATTCCAAGCCTCCAAAATTCGCGACAATTCCAACCACCGAAATTCGGGGTAGTAATTCGTCAGAAGAGGGTATCATGGAAGAGGTGGGCGAATCGGGGCGTGGTGTAGAGATGTTCGGGTGCTGCGGCTTTATTGTTGGTAGCGGAGAGGGGGGATACGCGTTTCAATTCGGCCACGGTGACGAAGTCATTTGGGGCGTGGTATTCGGAGATGAGGATAGGGTGTATAGAGTTGCGTGCCCAGTTCCAGAAGCTGTCGGAATCGAAGCGCGTATGTCCATAGTGGTTGGTGTTTTGATAGGGAGGGTCGGCGTAGATTATGGAGTTTTCGGGGATGGGGACGGAGCGGTAGTCAAGATTCGTGGGAGAGAACATATCGTGGGGCAGTCTATTCAGTCTATTCAGTCTCTCCAAGCCTTGCAAACAGCGGTGTCTGTCAGGGATAGGCAACGGCAAGCGTTTCAGTGCTAGTCGTCTTTCCGTTAATCCTTTGATGTTGTGCAGGGCGGTTTGCAGGAGAGTGGCGGCCTCGGGGTTGAGTTCATTGAGGAGGGCGAAGTCGTTGTATACGATGGCGAAATGGAGTGCTTTCTTGTAGGGTTCGATTTCTTTGGAGAAGAGGTAGTCGCGTCCGTTGTTGCCGAAAGACCACAAGTAGCGGACGTAGGGGTCGGAATCCTTGAGGCGGAAGAAGTCCTCGCGTGAAATCCACCGTGATTCGTTGAGGTATTTTCCGTTGATGGCATCGAGGAAGAGTTGAGGGAGGCAGTTTTCGGTGTCATTGATGATGATGTGTTGGAATTTGCGGGAGAGTGCGGCTGCGTGAGCCACGGCGCAACCGCCGCAGAAGATGTCCACGAGGGTGTGGGCAGGGGGCAGGAGTTCCGCTATGCGTGCGGCGAGTTTGTTTTTGCTTCCTTTGTAGGGCAGTCCGAAGGTCATGGTGGTGGATGAGTTTGAAGCCCGTGCGTTCCGGTTAGAGTGGGGGCGGCACGGGCGTTATCTGTCAATTGTTTCTGAGTTGTTCCTGTAGGTAGTTTATGTCGAGAGCGTAGCGGTAGTAGTCGATTGTCCCGGAGCGTTTCGCGAATTGCAGTCCGATGGAATCGAGGTTGTGGATTGTGCGGACGTTGGATTCGTTGAGCACGAACTCGTCCTTGAGGGAGTAGAGGGTGTCGAGGTGTTGCCGGATGAAGTCGTCACGGAGTTGGATTTGTTCGTTGAGGCGTTGTCTTTCCTTGTCGCGGAAGTTTGCTCTGACGGGGATGAGCGTGAGGGCTGCCAGTCCGGTTATTGCGGCGGCTATGATTGCCAATAATGCTGTCTTGTTCATTTTGTTTTGAGGTATTTGAGGAAAAGGTCGTGTAAGGCGACATTGAGGGCGTTGATGACGTGTGAGCATTCTTCCTTGGACATATTGTGGATGTCAAGGATGCGTCCTTGGCTGTCGTTGAGTTCGCAGCCGATGAGGTTGTCTTCAAGGGTGATGATGATTTTAGACGGTTTCATTGCTTGTAGGGTTGGGTTTTGAGTGATATGAGGCCTGTGTCGGGGAAAGCGAGCACATGGACGAAATAGTCGCCGATGATGGCTATGGCGTAGGGCGTGTCTCCGTTCTTGGGGATGTAGACGGCCTGTTTGTCGGTGAGGAGTTCGTTGTATACGGTTTCTCCGGCCGGGGTGACGATTTTGATTTGTGTGATTGTCCCGGCAGAGCCGAACACTTGATGTTGGATGGTGAAAGTACAGCCATCGATGAGTTCATGGTAGTCTCCGTTCTTGTCGAGGACGGTGACGGCCTTTCCGCCGATGTTGAAGTCGGTGTCAATGATTTGGGCCTGTACTGCGATGGGCAGCAGGAGGCAGAGGATGGTGATTAGGTGTTTCATTTTATCGAGTTTTCTATGTAGTCAAGGATTTCTCCGATGCTGTAGGGGAAAGTGATGCGACAGGAGCGGGCGCGCATCAGCATGGAATCGTAGTCGGCGCGGATTGCCTTTTTCTGTTCTTCCAGTTCTGAGAAGAAGAGGTAATCGATTTTCGCGTCATCCATGTAGGGGTATTGGTGTTTGTAGTCGGTCATCCGCTGTGTCTTTGTCGTCGCCATGACGTGAGCCACTTCGATTGAGTGCAGCAGTCTGTCCAGATTGGCGTTAAGCAGTTCGAGGTCTTTGAAGTCTAAATCTGTCATGTCAGAAGAGTTGGTTTGGGGTGAAACATTCGAGATAGGTATCGAGTTGAGATATGGCGGTTCGGATATAGGGGATTATGGTGACGTTGGGTGGTGAATTTTCCTCGTGGTCATCGGGTCTTGTTGATAGTTCACGGAGTTCTTCTCGGGCGAATTTGAGGCATTCCTCTATAGCAGCCGCCGTTGCGTGGCGTTGGGAGGGATAGCCGCTTGACATGTTGCGACAGAGCAGGACGCCGAAGCCCCGGGAGGAGTGGTGGACGGTGCAATCGATACCGGAGTTCCACCTTCCGTTTGGGGATTGTGCGGTCTCTATCACGAACCGGCAGGCCTTGTTGCTCCAATCAACGGTGCGGTCAGGATTAGTGCATACGTTATGAGCATTGAAGACGTAGGTTTTCATTCTGATAGTGATTTGTTGAATTTTATCATTTCTTCTGTCACGGAGAACATTGCTTGCATGTCTTCCGGCAGGCGGGATTTGAGTTTGCGAATGGCGTTCTCGAAGCTGACCATGGCCTTTTGCCTCATCCAGTCCGCTCCGTCGAAGAACGCGTTCCTGCGCATGGTAGTGTCAACACCCTCGTCCAATTCGTAGGGGTGCCCGATGTATTCATCGGCTTTCTCTTTTATGTTCATGGCTATTTCATTGTTTTTATTGCTTGATAGAGAGTGCCCGAAAGGGCATCCACAAATCGCTCGTTGTCATTTAGTTCATCCTCGCCGATAGCGTCGAGAGCCGCGTGAACGAGTTCGTGAAAGAATGTCTGTTGTTTTCTTTCCTCCGACAGCTTTTCTCCACCTGCGGTTTTGGCTATATGTATGGTGCATGTCGTGCCGTTCCAATGTCCATATTCTTCACCGTATCTCATAGATTCTTCGTGAAGGATTTTGTAGTAAAGCCCTCCGACTGAGAAGAATTGTGGTATTTCAAAGTTCATAATGCTATTTCTTCGATTGTTTCTATATCTTAAAATTGTCTGCTAAATCATTAAATCCAAGAGTTCTTAAAATATTCTGCAATTCATGAACTGCGGAAAATGAAGTTATGTAATCACTATGCATATACTGGTCGTGGCTGTCACTAATATACCAACATCCCAGATTGTCATTATATGAAATATGCAGCTCTTTGGGGTTCTTATAATATCCTTCAAAGTACCTTTCAAATCCGTTCTTTTTAAGAATCTTTGGAGTAACAGGTATTTGACCCACCTTGTCTATTTCTATGCAGATACTGTCGTTTATTGTATCTACTGTAACATAGCGTTCAGAAATTTCTATAACCTTACCGTAAAGAAATTCCGTTGTTGAGGCCTCAAATTCCACCCAATCGTTCAACATTAACTCATTTGCTTTCATAACTTATTTCTTCAATTCTTTAATAAGCCCATCTGCATAAGCAACCGCTAATTCCTCTACTTTTAAAACTGGAGTCGTTTTTGGAATGCTGTCACTTATAATCAATGCACACATTGTGTCCTTTGCAATTTCATATCTGCGTTGTTCCCAAATATCTTCAAAAGAAGTAGTTGTAATTTCTACAGGAGAGTTTTCCCAAGTTATTTCTGGAAATTCATCATTATCTATGTGTAAAAGTTCATCTTTGTTTTCAAATATATGTTCTACCTCATCTTTACGAGGTTTTTCATTATAGATACATAAATAACCACTTTTATCTCTTGCTATCCACATAATTACTTATATTATTTATTTCCACCATCTGTAATATTCTGGAGCTTCGTCCGTAGTTCCGATAAGGTGTTTGGTTTCCTCATTATAAGGAATACAACAATTTGATATTGATCCTACATGCTTACATGGAAAGTCACCTTCTTCATAATCCATATAACCAAAGAAAGAAGGTCCCCATTTTTCATTTGCAAAATCCCTTACCAGTACTTTATCAAATGGTTTCAGTGTATTTGGATCAAAACATTTCTTCTTTTTCTTTGGACACTTCCATGTACTCCAGTCTCTATTCTCTTTAGATGGAAATAGAGTACATTCTGCGCTTTTAAGATCAAAGTACTTTCCATTAGGAGAAAACACTTCTACTATATCATTTGTCGTAGCTACTCGTATCCTATTTGGGCTGAAGTCTACAAATTTTACAGGACCAAATAAAGGAGACCAAAGACTTGTATCTGCTGGACAACCTTCAAGGATTTTTACTAAATTTAAATTCTCATTCATAATATATTTTTATTTTTTAGTGAATAAAAAATCTGCCCAAAGATCTATAAACTGTTCTCCACAATAACTTGCAAGCTCTTCAGTATTAAGGCAAAGTTGATTTCCATATCTTTGTGGAGTATTTTCAAATGGAAAATCACTTTTTAAGAAACGCATTCCATAATAAGAAGTATTATATCTTTCGATGTTTATAAAAATTTTTCCTTCTTTCTTATAATACTCACACTCATCTTCATATAAAAGCTCAAACTTTGGATAATACATAAGATACTCTGGATCTAGAGTAGAATTTTCATTCAAAGCAGCACAAATAACTCTTAATTTTAAATAAGCATTTAAACAATCATCTCCGGGAAATTCACAACTATCACAAGCTTCAACTAAAGGGTGTTGATTTCCAAGAAGTTCTTCTGCATCTTCAAAAGTCTTAATTCTATCAATCATACTTTTTGTTTTTTTAATAGGAATAAAAGTTTCTTTACCTAAAAGTTTTTCTAAGGCATTTGTTGTATTTATTTCCCCAAATTTAGTAGCTATTCTGTACAAGTTTAAGATTTCTTCTTTCTTTATATTCATAATTATTCAGCAGTGTAAGTATTACACCAGTTTAATTTATCTTGTATATATTTCTTGTAATCTTCTTTCCATTTAGTATCAAGTATAGTAACTTCTTTTCCTTTTTCTGAATTTACTAAAACAGTGATGTTTCCATATACTTTACTTAATTCAGATTTAACTTTTTCTAAAGCTCTTTCACTATTAACTAAACGAAGATTATCAGTAGAATCATAGTGCATATAAAAAGAGGATTTACCTATGTCTTTTATCAGAATATCATAGTGTAAATCCCCTAGTTTTGTTTTATATGTCATTATACGAAAATATGTTATTTATGTTGTAAATAAGAAAGTGTATAAGTACCCTTATCCCCAAAGCCTCTATGAAATTAATAGTAGGAAGCCCTATAAGCATAGGGAGAAGTGCATTCCAAAGAAGCATAATACACAAGGCGTAAATAAGTAGGATTATAACTTTTAATCCTATTCTAAACAAATTCATTTTAAGCATTAAATTTAGATTTAAATAACCAACGATTTAATTTAGTATCTTTAAGTACGGCAGCATCTGTTTCCAAATCAAAATAACCTAAAATGATTATAAATACAATTGGTAACAGAGTGTTTATTACCGGAACAAAAAAGTTCAAAGCAAATAAAGCAAACCAAAACTTATCTTTAAATGTAATGTTATTACATATATAAAGAAAAAATATAAGGCCTATGATATAAAAGAAAATCATTTTATTTTGTTTTATAAATTAAAGTCAAATTATTAGAAGAAACCTCTACGATTGTTCCTATAGGTAGTTTCCATCTAAGTATTTTTTTATAAATACTTTTCAGAGAGCAAGTAGCTGGAAAATAACAACATCCCCACGTTTTTACTATGCGTAAATCATAAAAACTTTGCCATTTATCTGTTTTTTCATTATAAATGAAGTTTTTAATACTTACATAATAACAATGGTATTTATTTCTTTCCAACTTACCTTTTTTAGAAATAAGTTTTACTTTAGTAGACTGAGAAGTATCAATAGTGTCATATTCAGAAACTCTATTCTTAATTGCTTCATAAGAGTCTCCATATTGTTCTTTTAAACGATTTTGTATAATATCTAAAGGACAATATCTTATAAGCCAAACATCCATAAAAACAGGAGTATTCCAAAGTATAGCTTCATATGCTTCTTTATATGTGAGAGCTTGTTCTACTTCTTTATTCCAAAGTTCTTTTGTTACTTCTGGCCAATAAATATACTCATAAGGAGAAAATACATTTCCATAGTCATCTGTAACTTCTCCTATTTGTTTACACCATTCAATGACACTTTTATAATCTTCAAAAGTCTTTATATAAGTTTTGTCTATAGCTGCCATAAAAAATAAAGGGAGAATAGATTTCTCCATTCTCCCCAAATAATATTACAACCTAATACACTGATAACGTTCAGAGTTTACTGTATCTAGCATTATTTGCATAGGAGTAAGAACCTCTCCTTTCAAAAGATGCGTTAAGATACTTGGTGAATATCCGGAAACAAGTGCTACATTCTTTTCATCTTTTTGTACAGGAAGATTATTTAATCTTCCATTAACATTCCAGAAAATAATAGTAGGCATCTCATAGCCAGAAGCTGCATATTTTTGTTTAATAGCTTCAAAGTTTGTATACTCTGGTGACGCATCGTCTAGTTCCATGTCACTGATAATCAACAACTTAGTAGGCATATCTTCTTTTGGAACTTCATTCATAACAGCTCGTTTCAAAATAAGATCAAATACTCGTCGCAGATTAGTATTAAATCCCCATGAGCTTGTTCTTAATTGAGCAAAGCGTTCATCTATACTTCCAGTAAGTTTAACAAACTCCGGACATTGGGAAAAAGTGATAATACAATCTTTAAAGTCTCCAGTATTTCTTTCTGAGATATAACAACCCAAAGATACAGAAATATTCATAGGAAGACCTATCATAGAACCAGAAACATCACATATAGGCAAAATGTTTTCGTTACAATCTTGCATATAATTAGGTAAAGCATTCCACAAAGCTCTTGTTACATCTCTTTTTTTATCTGTTATGTAAGAAGCAAAAATTTCATGTGGATAAAGAACAGAAGCATTTATTTTCTCCTTTCCTTCATTTACTTTATCTATATATGTTTTATAACGTTCTGAATCATGTTTAAGGAATAATTTAGAGTATCTAAGCCCAGCGAGAGATGGAACTGAAGAATACTCTATTTCTGACCATTTATTAGCACACATAAGCTGTTCCACAACTTGTGTTTTATATACTATGTAATGGCGAAAATCCCTAGCAGACATGTGCATTAGATTTCGCAAATAACCAAACCACAGTCCTTTACGTGGACAGTATTTAGCACACAAAGAATGATCATTTTCATTCTTTAAAGTAGCGATAATAAAATCGGCTATCTCTTTAGTTGGAGAAAGTTTAAAAAGATCCTTCCAATATCCAAATTCTGGAATATATTTTAGGACTTTTGAAAATTCTGGGCTACCGGAAAGAACTTTAATAACTTCTTGGAAAGTTCTTCTTGCTCCAGCTCCTCCTCTACAATCTCTACTCCAAAAAAGAATACGTAATGCAAGTTGTGCATCTTCTTTATATGCTTCCCAAAATAGCTCAGAATAATCATTATGGCAGCCTATAACAAAGAAGAGATCGAGACATTTGTTAAGAGATGTCTTATATGTAAGGGCACCGTTTTTAGTATACCCCATGTCAAGAGATTCGACTAATTTGTTCATAAAAAATAAAAAGTATAGGAGAGAGACTTTATGTCGAAATAGTGTGTCTCTCCCCTATACAATGGTCTAAAAAACTAATCATTTGCAAAAAGGAATGCTGAACTATTTCCAAAAAAAAACCAGGCTGAAATTATGAATCACAAATTCTTTAATGAAATGCTGTATAATCAACCTTAAAAAATCAGATTACTATAAAAATAATTTTGCAAAAATCAATGCTCTAAATTAAAAATTTAATGCTGAAGTAATCTTTAAAAAGTAATCTTAAAAAACAGGTTACATGAGTAAAAAAATAAAGTGGTACTTTAAATATAAATGCTGAAGTAACCCAAAAGTAGTACTCGGAATAGGAGTCAAACCTATATAACAACCGGAGAGGAAGTTGTCCTAATCATTAGACGATCCGAGCATAAAAGAATTATCCTATAAAAGGAGTAGAAAGAGCAGTAGCTTCTTTATCAAACTGATTATAAAGAAACCACTCATAAGCACTACGAAGATCAATTTGGTAGCCATTAAGGAAATATCCTCTTGCAGTCTTTACCAATTTACCTTCTTTATGCTTAGAAATCCAAGATTTGTACTGTGACTCTGGTTTTCTGAGAGTTTTTTCAGAAATAATAGAGTACTTGTCGTAAAGCAAATCGCCTTTCATATTAAAAAGTTTTTAAATAGTCATCAATTCCTGTAAGAGTTTCGTTTATAAGATCTTTTATAAACCATTCATTTCCATCTTTTGTAAAAACATCGAAATCTCCACAATGTGCATAATCCCAACCTATCCAAGTTCCTTTATAACCAGGAAGATTTCCTGCAAGCGTAACCCCTCCATGAACATCTAAGCCATGAAAATCATCGATGTCTATATCAGCTTTAGGTTCTTCTGTAGAAATTTGGAAATAACAACATGGCCAAAGACCGTAACTGATAATAACAAAAGGAACATCTTTATACACATCTTCCATTAAAATTTCTTTTTCTCGAAGATTAGAGTAAACCATTTCTTTAATCATAATGATAAAAATTAAATTTAGCTGAAATATTAGGATTCGGACCTAAACTGTCAGAACCAAAATCTGAAGTGCTAACCATTACACCATATTTCAATATTAATCTAATGTGCCCCAATTACACTATATCACCTCTGTTACCTGGTGATAGTGGGAATTGAACCCACTCCTTTAGATTATAGTGTAATTCACAATTAACGATTGTAAATTTGTTTCCTTTTTTGTCTGTAAAACTCTCTCAGACTATCTGTAAGCTGAGAATCCATAAAACGATCATAAAATTGTTTTATCATTACTCTTGTTACATATAATTGGGGAATAGTATTACAGCTTGTTATACAATGCAAAATTTTATCATAATGCTGATAAATAAGATCTGCATTATAGCGAGGTTTTTTCTTCCAAAAGCACATCTTTAAGTTCAGTTAAAGGGCAAATACAAGTAACACTAAACCTATCGTCTGGTACAAGAATATACATAGGACAGATATATTTAAAGAAAGCTTCCTCTTTAAATGCGGCTTTCTCTTTCTTAGAATCAGAGTCTTTATAAAAAAGAACTCCAGAACGCTTATAAGTAACTACGGCTTGTTTCCAATTATAATTACCTAAGTGATAATAGAAACCATCATCTACTTTCAGATTATGATAATTATAATTAAAATCACCATATCCAAAATAAAAATGATATTTTCCATTTACTTTTGGAGGAAGAAGTATTTCTAATTCTTTATTAGAAACTAAAGCATCAGAAACATCTTTTAATGCAGTGTAAAATAAAGGTTGCATAAAATTATCGTTTGTTTACATTACCTGATTTTTTTCTAAATTTTCTTTGGAATAATTAGTTTTCATTTTTATAAAAAATTATTTAGTGGCCCGTACGTGATTTGAACACGCACTCCAAATGCTTGGAAACGGTTTTTAAGACCGTTTTGTCTTGAATTTTGATAAATTTTTATTTATCTTCGGACTATATCTTCTAGTGCTCCGTCTAGTCTCTACACTTTCCTTAAAAAGGCTTAGCTCGGTATTACCACTACTTACCATTTCTGGTATATCAGGCTTTCTTAGTCAGCTTATTCGTACAAAAATGTCTTATCTAACTGATACCGAATTTGAAGCAATTCATTAACATTGTAATGGGCAGACCTCTACCAGTTCCAACAACGGGCCGAAAAAAAAATAAAAAATAATTACTCCAAAGAAACTTTAAAAAATAATAATCTCGAAAGCATTATATACTTCAACACAGACTATTATACATTATGTTTAGCAAGATTAAACATAAATGTAGTGTTTTAAGATAATCAGCGTCTTCTACTGAATAGTTTCTATATTACACAATTATTTATGAAAACTAATAAAGTTCAATAATGCGACCATAATTAACTCTTGCAGTTAAAGATGGATTTTAATACAAATATGAGAAAAATATTTGAACTAGACAAATTTAATCGTAATATTGAATTACTTCACCTCTACCTGCTAAAAAACATCCAAATGCAACTAAAGTAAGAAGAATACAAAGAACAAGTTTAAGAACAAAATGTTTATCGTTATCTTCTGGTTTAACTGCATATGCTAATCCACCAAAGATTAAGGCTAATAAGAGCATTTTATATTGTCTATAATGTTGTATGAAAGAGCATCTTCAGGAGACATCCAAAAGTCTCTATCCATGTCTGTAAGAATTGTGGAAATAGATTTATTGGTATGTTTACTTAAGATTTCTGCAAGTGTTTGTTTGTTCTTTTCGAGTAATTTAGCTTGAATAAGAACATCAGAAGCCTGTCCAAATGCTTCTCCAGATGGCTGGTGAATCATTATGGAAGAATGAGGGAGAGCATATCTTTCTTTACCCGCTGAAAGAAGAACTGCTGCCATAGAAGCTGCAAGTCCTACACATATAGTGTTAACAGGCGATGAAATATACTGCATAGTGTCATAAATAGCAAGTCCATCAGTTACATAACCTCCTGGAGAATTTATATAAAAGTTTATAGGGGTTCCTGGAGCCTCAGACTCCAGGTAAAGAAGTTGTGCTATTATAGACGAAGTGATTTCAGGCGCCACGGGCTCTGTGAGAAAAATTATGCGATTTTGAAGGAGTTTGGAGGGAAGGGAAAGTTCCACTCCAAACTCAGAAATGCCCACGTACGATGCATTAACGTTCATTTCCTGTCTCTTCTTTAATCATTTTATGACCCGGAATTGCTGCAATTTCAGTCAATCTAAAAGGGGTGGAGAGACGAAATTCATCGACATGATATTTTTTTGCAAGTTGTTCTTCTTCTTTAGTCATCGGCCGAGTAAAGTCACGGCGATAGATTGTAATTCCTTTCATTATTTTGAGATTTTGTAGCCTCTAAAGGCAAGTTCACGAATTATTGATTTATCAGAGAATTGTGAGAGTCTAGTAGGTCTAACCTCATTATCTATAAGGTTAATAATCATCTTCTTAGATGGCTTTGTAAGTCCACTACGATATTTCACTTTATTTCCCTGTTTTATAAGGATGTGACAGTCTATGGCTACGGATTTAATTCGAGACACATAAGCTGGAGAGATAGAAGCACCTTTAAGAAGGTCTTCAAAGGACTGAAAGGTATTACAATGATGTAGATACCCAAACACTTTAGTAAGGAGAGAGATTGTGGCTTCATTCATCCTAGATGTAGAGGGAGCCGATTTAGATTGCATCTAATTTCTCGTATATTTGTTGAAGAAGTGGAGAAGACAATAGATCTTTTCCATTATTTGTATATATTGACCCGTCTGGAGACGAGAATACTTTCGGAAGATTATTTTCCTCTATATAATCACAAGCTTCTTTACGTGAAAGTTCTTGGATTGTAAATGCATCTGATTCTACAGATAAGAGGAAATACTGAACGTTAGAGATACCTAGAAATCTAACTTTTGTTTTGAGGATATATTTCATAAATCGCAAAGCGTTTAAGTATAGTTATTAAGTATAGTATTAAGTATAGTTAGTTATCATCCTGTGCGAATAATGTATCATCCTGTGCGAATAGTATATATCATTCTGTGCGAATACTTCGCACCAGATGATATATTATCAAAAATGATATATTAAAATTTTGTTTTAATATATTATTTTTAATATATTTGTAAGAAAATACAAATAAACATGGAAGATAAAAAACAAATACAGCATGTACAAGTCCCCAATTATATGGGAAATTCAAGTTTAGAGCCTAAAGATCAATTAATTTATACAATCATAAAATCTTATGATAATCCTAAACATGAATGTTTTCCTTCTTTACAAACTATTTCAAAAGAAAGTGGGGCAAGCATAAATACTATTAGAAATAGTATTAAAAGATTAAAAGAAGAGAAATACATAAAAACCGAATTAAAAGGAAGAAAAACATATTATACTTTTAATGAGTATAAAAAATTCGAACCCTTTAGTCCGGATTTTATCAAACGAGAAGATTTGACATTTGTTACAAAATCTTATTTAATTGCAACTCAACAATATATGTACAAAAATACAGAAGGAATAGGAAAAGTCTCTTATCCAAATACCACACTTTCTGCTATGATAAATATGCCAGAATCTACTATCCGAAAATGTAATCGTGAACTTGAATCTAAAAATTACTTGCAGATTGTTAAAAATGAAGCAAGAGATATTGAAACCGGAATAAAAACAGATACTAAAATTTTTGAGCTTAGTAAATTAGGTCAGGCAATTATTTGAAGTTTGGCAAACCATGAAGAAAGAATCCAACAAAACACAAATGATATAGATGAGTTAAAACGCAGAATGCTACAAATGGAAGAAACTAATCGGGATCAAGCGAAGTTAATAAAGGCTCTTTTAAAGAAATTAGATGAAACAACTCCTATACAAAAAGAATATCCTTTTTAATTTTCTTTCTCTTTATATGTTTGCTAATTAGATTAGAAGAGAAAAATACACAACTGCTTTTAAATCAGTTTCTTAACAAAAAAATATGGTTGTTTTGAGCTAACTTTTGGTTGTTCTGAGCTAACTAACGACTGTTTTGAGCTAACTTTGTTTACTTTTTTTTAAACTTTGTTTGTTTAAGTTGTAAACTTTGTTTATTTTTGTATAAACAAAAGATTATTTTAATTAAACAAAATTTAAAAATGTCTAAAAAGTACACAACATTTTCTTCCGAAAGAACACTTTATGATGAATGCGGAAGAGCGAGAGTTCAAACTATCGAAAAAAAGATTAATTTCAAAGTAGATGACGAAGATAAATTTTATATGACCTTCGTTAACTGTGTGGGTTGAATGTATGGAATCAAAAGTATTACTCCTTTAAAAGTTCTTTATAAACTTTTAGAATTTGCAGAATGAGAAACAGGAAAAGTATCACTTTCTCCGGGAAGACGAGTTACTATTATGGAAGAACTTGGAATTAAAAAAAGTTCTTTTACACAAGCACTTAATCAACTCATTGAGAATAAAGCTCTTTTTCAAGAAACTGTAGTAAACTCTTCTACAGGAGAAATTAAACCAGTAAAAGGAGATTATACTATTAATCCAGAAATGTTTTGGAAAGGAGATTTAAAGAAAAGAAAAGATTTAATTATCACTTTTCAATCTTCTTATGAAGACCCCTCTCTTTCACAAGATCCTCCAAAATATTAATAAAAAAGAATATCCTTTTTAATTTTCTTTCTCTTTATATGTTTACCAATAATATAAGAAGGGGGAAAACTAACAAAACCCTATAACTTTCTGAGAATCTGTAAAATACCGAGATGTACATTTTTTTATGTACACCACACATGAATAATATTCATGTGACATGAACATTTTACATGTGACATGAATATTTTACAAAAAAAAATGTAAATTATACATATTCATTTGTTTTTGTACAAAAATTTTTGTAACTTTAAATAAAAAAATTATGCCAAAATTACAACAAATTGTACAACGGGAAATTGTAGATTCCCAAACCGGAGAAGTAGTAAAAATAGATTCTTCGAGAACTTTTACTACCAAAGTGACAGAAGATTCTTTTTATATGACTTTCATAGACTATATTAGTCCTTTATTTGGATTAAAGCCAGAAGGTGCTAAAAATCTTCTCATATGGATGTGTCAACATGCAGAGTTTAATACAGGAAAAGTTTCCCTTACTACTGCTGATAGGAAAGAGATTCATACTACATTAGGATTAGCTACTAACTCTATTAGTAACTATCTTAAAACCTTAAAAACTCTTAAACTTATTTCTGGAGAGAACGGATCTTATTTAATCAATCCCCAAATCTTTTGAAAAGGAGATTTAACTGCTAGAAAAGATTTATTAAAAAATACAGAACTTCGTATTACTTTCGATCTTTCTTAATAAAACAGTATTCTACACCAAAATTTTTCCTTATATGGAAATTAATAAAAAAGCCCTTGTTATCACAACGAGGGCTTTTTTGTTACTACTGTGGCATATATGAACGAACTACAATACATTGCAAACCACATAAAAAGGCAAACCAAAAGCGTCACAGTAGTATTTAATTTCAAAATAGGCATCACCCTCAATATCTAAACACTGAGTAACTTTAAATACTCCAGCGTTAGATATGAGGGTATTACCTTCTAGATGCCCGTAGACAGTCATTACTCAAAGATAACCTCTGAGAATGACTGAGGACGAGTTTCTCCTTCGATACGCTGACCAGTCTGCTGATCAAACTTCGCCATCTGATGTACCTTCATAGGACCACCTTTAATGGTCTTACCTCTCCAGATAGCATATACCTCTCCGAAGTTAGGACACTTCATATTTATCTCTTGGAACTTACCGATAGGATCACCCTTTGCATCTCTACGAGTGAACCAGCCTACTGGAAGCCATGAAGGTTTCCCGTTCCTCTTTACGCCTACATAATAGGCTACAGGAGAGTTAGCAGTGTTACGAATCTTCTGACTGATAACCATAGGCTCATCATCGAAGAATTCGACAACATCATCTGTGTGAAGAGCAAATGCTCCATTATTTGCTCCGACTTCTTTCAGCTTATCTGCTGCGATAGTTGTTACTGGCCTTTCATTACTTCCTGCCAGTATAGGAAAATTACTTACTTCAAGCATTTTTACTTAAATTAAATATTAAACTTCTTGCCGAGTTTCGTCTTAATTTTCAAAGACTCTTCAGAGTGCTCAGCACTGACTCGATATACCTATTATTATATACGCACGCGCGCGCGATAAAAAAATATTTGACATTTCCAAATATTTTTAAAAAAATCCCAGAGAAATTTTTCCCTGGGATTTCTTTAGATCTCCGAGATGGTTATACCTGTCTTATACAAGTAACAAACCTCATCGTCAATAATTGCATAGTCTGCTTCTGGACATTTTGCAAGAAGCTGCTCTTCAGTTACTTTCATATCATCCTGCTTCCATATAGTAGCTACTACTATGGCTTCATGAAAACATACAAAAGTTTTCGGAGAACAATAAAACCTTTTAAAAAGCATATTCTTCTCTTCCCAAAAAGCAACACTCTTTTCCCAAGAAGCACCACTCTCTTTGGTATTAACCCAACAAACGCCATTCAAAAGAAGATTTTCTCCCTCTTCTTTAAGAGCCTCTTCAAGAGTTGTTCCATTGTCTTTTAGGTATTTGATAACCTTGTTATAAATACCTTGGTAGACTAACCATGTCATTACTTGATCTACTGTCTTCATAATAAAAAAAGATTAAAAATCAAAGAGTATCTCACGACAGTCTTTGACTTGGACCAATCAACAAACATTAGTAGCGGGAGATGGATTCGAACCACCGACCTCCAGTTTATGAGACTGGCAAGCTGACCTCTGCTCTATCCCGCTATAAAACCCTACTATGTATGCATCCACAATAGGGGCGTACTCCGTTATTAGCTGACGAACTAATGGAGTACTCACTTATAGGAGTCACCTATAAGTCCTTAGAAGGTAACATGACCCTTTACAACACCCTTCCTTATGTTGTAAGAGACCCCAAAGCTACACGTCTCTTTGGGAAGACTTGTGGCCCGTATTAACCCAACGAGCAAGGGTTACATATGGAGCCCGGTTAACCTACATATACCGGAAGTTTTAATCACTACTACACTACGCTCCAATCATGTAGTAGCTAGTTTTTTAGTAATGATAGTGTAGTGACCACGTGCGGAAAATCATTCAATCTCCGTGGTGTACTACGCTAAGTAGTGTATGGGTCTTAGTCAATAAGGTGTTGCTAAGAGGATGTGCCTCTTGGTTGGGTCTTAGTTATTTTGGAAGAAAAAAGAGAGAGGGTTTCCCCTCTCTTTTTTCGTTAGGCTTCCTTCAGCATCGGGAAGTCACGGTCCCTATAGACACGCTCTTTCTCGGTGCTCTTGAGCCAGTCGATGCCCTGGCCGTGGAAGATGCTGACGGTAAAGGTCTTATCCTTGAGCAGCTGATACCGCTCGAAGTCGCTGGCGCATTGAACCAGCTTCTTCATGAAGGGATACTGTTCGATCCCCTCGAGACCTTTCGGGAAGGTGGCAAATGTGCTCATAGACAGAGCCACCTCCTGGCCATTCACCTCGGCCTGGATTGAGACCGAGATTAATGGCTTACCGTTACGGGTTCTCTGTTGCCCGTTCTCATCGAGGACAGGCTTTGAGAAAACCCGGTCTCCGAAGACGATCTTCTCGTCTCCGAAGAACTTGAATCCGCCTTTGTTGTGGGAGTTGCGGAGTACGGACTCCCGGTCAGCGTCGGCCACTATGGTCGCGCCAAACGGTACGAATTGTTCGTTCATATCCCTAAGAAGAGAGTCTTAGTTATTTAAAGAAAAATAAAATAGGGTTTCCCCTATTTTATTTCTGTCCAGGACTCTTGCCACTCTCCACCGTTGGCGGAATACTGAGCACGCATATATTGCTTTCCTTCCTCAACGAAATAAGAAAGGAAAGCAGGATTGTCCTCTTTAATGTGGTCAAATGTCGTAATAAGATCTTTGATCTCAATTTCTTTGTTCTCCACCAATCTCTTAGATGGAGAACGAAATTCACAATGATATAGTACTCTCATATCTAATTAAATTTACTTACGTATAAGGAGAGTCTTAGTAAATTTGATTTCCTAAAATTTTGGAAAGGTAAGCAAATTGAAATCGATTTTCCCTTTCATTAGGCCCCGGGGTGTTTTTAGTAGAGTGTCTCTCCTCGTATAACATATCCTCATCCCTCTTTACAAGCCATTAAGTCTAGTTCATTAAATCTATTAAGTATATTAAATATATTAAGTATAGTTAGTTATCAATTTATTTTCAACTCATATTAATTTATTTAATTGGTTTTTTATGTTTTCTTATTTGTATTTAAGAAAAATAAGTATTAAATTTGAAGGTGCAAAGGGGGGGTTTGACAGTTATATAAGACTTTTGACACTCCCCCCCTTGCAGTATAAAATCTTTTTCACCTTTAAATTTAATTAAATTATTATGAATCAAACAATTAATGTAAAACCAACTTCCAAATTTCTTTCTGACGAGCTTTCTAAGCTTCCCTCTAGATGTCTTTTTAACAAAGGTATTACTGGTTGTGGAGGAACTACCTTGGAGATAGAAAGTAAAAGAAACTCTATTATATTAGTACCTAATATAAATCTCGTATTAAATAAATGTGCAGCATATAAGCAGTTAATCGGAGTATATGGCGAGATTTCTGAATCTGATTTGTCTCTTGCTTTACAGGCTCGTTCCAAATATAAAAAACTAATAGGAACATACGATTCCCTTCCTAAAATTCTTAATGTACTTGGAGAAAAAGCTTTTGACTACTTTTTATTAATAGATGAGTATCATATTCTCTTTAATAGCTATTCATTTAGATACAAGCCTATAAAGTATATATTAGATAATTATTCTAAGTTTAGAGATTTTTGTTTTATGACTGCTACTCCATTAGAGGATTTTAATATTCTTGAAGAAATTAAAGATCTTCCTCGCATTACTCTTACTTGGCCACAGGCAGTTAAAATGAAAATTACAATTAGAAGTACTTACTTTACAACAAAAGAAATTCTTAAAGAGGTAAATAAGTGTTTATCAAAAGATTATAATTTGCATATATTTATTAATTCCATAAACACAATCCGAACTATCGTAAAAGATCTTAAAGATGTTAATTTTCGTACTATATGCTCTAAAGATGCTGAAAATAAGGATCTTCGTTCTGGTGGACAATTAAAGGTTTCTTCTATTAATTCCCCTGTTTGTAAACTTAATTTTTATACTGCTACTGCTTTTGAAGGGGTGGATATATATGATCCAGTAGGTAAAACTTTAATAGTTTCAGATACTCATATAGCGCAAACTCTTATAGATATTTCTACACTAATGATACAAATATGCGGAAGATTGAGAGATTCGGCATATAAAGATGAGGTGTTATTTATATGTAATACCAGTAATCATAGATATATGCATTATAAGCAAGAATCCGAGTTTATGATGGATTCTGATAAACTTAGAGATGAGGCTGTTATATTTGAAAGAGATATTAATAAGAGTTCGATAGTTACACAAAACAAACAATATGATTTATATTGTGGTGATCCGGAAAATTACCATATAAGATATTTAGGAGCTAAATCAAATAAGGTTATATATGATCCTAATCTTAAAAAGATAGATATACAGAATTTTAATATTATTACTAAAATATTTAATAATACCATCAGCGTTATTAAGAATGTTACACAGCAAGAAAAATGTGAAGTTAAAATAGAAAATAAAGAACTTTTAAAAACTCTATATAAACAGTTACCAGCATTAAAAGTAACTTATGCAGAAATAAGTAAAATACTTCTTCCTATTTATTTTAATAATAAAATTATAGCGGACTCCGTGTTAAATTCAATTTCGCAATACTATACTAAAAGTATGAATAGAATCAATGGTAAGAGAGTTAATATTTATGATTTTACTCCTTTAAAAGCTATTTCTATATATTTGGAATCATAAAATTTTTATAGTAACTTAGCATTTATTTAAAACATTACATTATGATAAAATACTTAAAAACTATAGATATTCCTCAAAGTGTACATAAATATGAAGAGGATATTTTACCAGATTACACTTCCTTATCCGCCTCCAAAGAGTATACTCTTCCAAAGATTACAACTCCAATAACAAGTAAGGCTTATACAACAACTTCTGGTTTAGCTACTATACAGAGACCTACTGCTCCGAAGCAGTCCAAGCGCTACACAGATAGAGATGAATTTGTTTCTGACTTATATGCTGCTTACTCTTCTGCTTTAAATGCTAAAGGACTCGATCCTTCTTATGCTTATATGCTTGTTGCACAGGATGCTTTAGAATCTGCTTATGGAAGTAAGTATAGTGGAAATTATAATTATGGTAATATTACTGCTATAGGAGATCAGTCTTATACAATGGGAAATGATAAAGATGGTCTTGGAAATACTATTTCTCAGAAATTTAGAAATTATAACTCTTTAGATGAATGGGTTAATGCTAAAATCGACCTTTTAAATGGAAAACGATACAATGCCTTTACTGGAGATCCGAATCAATTTTATGATCGAGTAAAAGCTGGTGGTTATGCCGAAGATCCTAATTATGTTAAGAAGTTAACAGATACATATAAAGTAATTAAAGCTGGGCGTGGAACAGGTTTACCTCAAGTATTTGGTAAAGCCATTAATGCTGTAGGGAAGATTACTTCTAGACCAGCTTCTCTTATTATGGAGGAATTGTATTCTGGAATAGATCCAGAGACACTTACTCCTCAGCATATAGGCTTTATACAACAAGACTTTAATTATACTCCGCCTATAATTTCTAAATCCGTATGGGAATCTTTCTTAGAGAGACCTACAAGAGAGCAAGATGATATTGTTAGAATGTGGTGAGGGGAGAAATATTCTTCTTTTAAGAGTCTTTCTCAATATCCAAAAGACTTAAATAAATTTAAAACGTGAGTGGAAACTTATGCCAATAATAAATAATGCAAAATTTATAGCCCAAAAGTATTTAAAACCTTCTGGGAAAATAAATGTGGAAAATCTTTTAGAAGACATTAATAATGGAAGATCCGCTGCTATTAATTTTTTAAACTCTGAAGTTAAATGAAATTCAGATAAAAATAACAGTAGGATAGCGAAAAGAACAAGGTTTCCTAATTTTAAACCTTTTTATATGGGTGGTGTTCGTGCCCGAATTCCTATGGAAAAACCAGAAGAGCCTTTTGTTAAAAACTCTGTTTGAGTAGGAGGAAAACAGGATGGGTATTTTTTATACCCTGGACTTATAGAGGATAGTGCTCTCGGTAGAACATATACTTCGAGAAAATTTCCTTACCTAGATCAAATGTATATTTCCACTTTGGGAGAACCTAGCCATACAGCTTTTCATGAAACTTTACATAGAGGAGGGTATGGAGATGTGCCTTCTGAACTACAAACTCCAGAGACTCTAGATTCCTATGCAGATACTAAAGCGTTTTATCTATGAAAGACAGATAAACTTTTAACAGACGAAGGTTTATTAGATCCTTATCTCTCAGATCCAGCTGAAGCTGCTGTTAACGCCTTGCATATAGGAAGAGAACTTAATCTTCCGATAGGAACTAAGTATCCTGGAAAGCAGGCTGCTTTAAGGTTTTTTGAGGATACTTCTAATAAGGACGGGCTTGCGACTCCTTTCTTAAATAGCTATAATTGGAAAAAGAAACCAAAACGAGTTTGAGATGCTATTACTGGGAGATATTATTTGATCCCTTTAGCTATCGGAGGAGCTGTTAGTAAGAATGAATAATTCTATTTTTTATAAATTTACACCTAAAACAGCAGAAGATTATTTGCTTATTTTTAATGACCCCCTTCTTACTTTTATGAGTGGTATTTATCCTCATTCTTTTTCAGATCCATTACAAATAATAAAAGATAAAAAAGATTTAGAATTTCTCGCTTCTTTAGAAGAACGAGGACTTGTAACCTTTTTTAAAAATAAGGATAAAATTTCATTAAAAGAAATAACAAATATTTAAAAAAGAAAACCCAGGCCTATTGGTCTGGGTTTATTTGTTTAATAAAATTAATATGTATATCAGCTATAGCTTGTCTACCAGCTTCGCTTTGTAGTATTTTTAAATCTGATCTATTATCATAAAATAAATTCTCTGTTAATATAGCAGGGCATTTAGCTTTATAAAGTAAAGTAAAGTTTTCTTCCCAATCTGGATCTCCATCGCTATAATCAGCTCGCATTTTACTTCCTAACTTAGGTATTATTTTCTCAGCCTCTTTATATATGAGAGTAGCGTATTTATCACTATTTGTTTGTCCTTTAGTTGTATATACGCTTCATCCTTTACCTGTCATCCACTGACTACCATTACCCGCTGCATTTGCATGTACTGAAATAAGTAAACAATTTCCAGCACCATATATGCTACAGTAATTATTAACTCTCTTTGCTCTTTCACTTAATGGTACATCAAGTTCTAGTTCTGGAGTTATTATATGAAAATCTATTTTATTCTTTGTCAAACCTTCTGAAATACGTTTAACTATATCTCTATTAAATTCGTATTCAAAGAAAGAGCTATCTGGACTTCTTTTTCCTTTAGTACTCTTTGCATGACCATTATCTAGTAGTATTATCATTTTTCTTTGGTATTAATCCTACGGCTCCCATAGCACCAACTACTTTAGCAACTTCTTTAAATGCTGGAATAAGTTTCTTTAATCCTTTTTCTCTAAAAGTTGCACTTGGTATTCCAGAAGAAGCTAAAAAGTCTCTATTTGTTCTTTTTTGTATTCTAGATCCGATTTGTTTAGAATAGGATAGAGATTTCCAGTCTATAGGAGATTCATCTATTAAAGTATTTAACTCTTCTATTGTAGGAGCCCTCCCATTATCTTCCCAGAACTTATTATATAAATCTCATCTTCAAGCAGTTGCGGTAGCTGCAATTTCAGCTTCTGGATCAAGACTTCCTTTTATTTGCTTTGTATCCCATTCTAAAGGAGCCATAGTATTTCTTTCTTCTTGAGTATACATAGGCTTTTCTACCACACTTACATATTCTCTTTTAGGAGTTAAACCTCTATTTGCAGGAACCGAATTGTTATAGCCATATAAGTTGTTCGCTAAATCATATCTTGTTATATGATGAAGTTCGTGGGCTAAAGTAGTATCATTCCAACCATTACTTAATTCTATATAAGGTAAGTCTGTAGGAATTACTAAGTTTAATCCTGGATATAAATCTACAGGAGCTGGTTGAGCATATCCTCTAAAATTGGGGTTATCTACTTCATATACAGTTAATCCTACTAAAGGAGTTTTATAATCATTTTCTACTTTAGATGCTATATTTTCTGGAAGATTTAATCTTGTTAAACTTTGTTGAGTTCTTTTTAATGCATCTTGAGCGAAGAACTGTTGCATTCTAGGCCAGTAAGATAATTTAGTTACATCTATTATTTTTTCATTTTTTAGCTTGTATTGCAAAATTAGCTCTCTTCTTTTGTAGAGGAGAGGCATCTGGGTCATTCATTACTTTATGTGCATATTCTTGTACTCCCATTCCGGCTTTCTTTGCACTATCTGTAAATTTTCCTTCGTTCTTCTTCTTTATATGTATTCCGGATTTACCTACTTCCACTCGTTTTAAAATTCCTCCTTGGTTGAAAACAGTCGTATAATCAAAATTTTCTGGAGCTCCGTATCCAACTCTTGAAAATTGGTTTTGTAAATAGTTACCTAGTAAAGTTCCCTTTTCATTGCCTTCAGTAAGTTTGACTGGGAATAAATGCTTTGTACTCATTTGAAGTTCGAATGCAGGAGAAGTATTTCCATTCATTACTCCTCCAATTTTACTAGGATATAAAGCTGAACTTTGTATAGAAGGCCTTCAGTCTGCATTTATATGTCATTTGGAAGGCTCTCCAAAAGAAAAGGGGCGTTGTAATTGAACTTGTACCATTCTTCCTCCAGTATAACCTGCATTAGATTCTCTTGTAGGAGAGACAAAAACATAATCGTCCTTGTATTGTCCAGAGTGTTCCGGAAGATAATCTCGCATTGAAAGAGGATAACCATGAGATGCTAAAAATTTAGCTTGATCTGTAGTATTTAAAGAAAAGATTTCTTTTCCAAGTTCTTCTTCTGGTAGATCTGACATTACAGAACGAAAAACAGTATTATGCTGCCTGTACATGTTTTTTGCTTCTTCTACAGTAGTAGGAGTAGTGTAGCCATATTTTTCTGCAAAGTTTTTTGCATTATTAAGAATTTCATTAGTATGATTAAATAAATAACGCTCTCCTTTAGGAATTCCCAATCGTTCAGCTTCTGTTAGTAAAGATGGCCTTTGAAACAACACATAAGCTCCAGTAGGACCAACTCTCTTTGGTACTTGGGTAAGTACTTTAGCTCCAGCTGTTTGTATATATTTTGAAATCGGCATTATCGTTTTAAGTTTTTAAGTAATCCAGCAGAAAAAGCAGTTCCTAAACCTATATTAGTTCATTTTTCTACAGGAGTTTGATTTTGATCTGTTAAACCCTTTCCTATCATACCAAACCCATAAGCTTGCATAGGATGTTGCATAGCGTATCCAGTTACTTTTCCTAAGGCATTGGGTTGCCAAGCATTTACATAAGGAGATACTCCTAATTTACCAAGAGGTGTATTATATACTTTACCTACAGGAGAAGTCCCTTTAAGTGCATTTGACAAAGGTCTTGCTTTAAGTGCCACTGAAGGAGTTTTTAATATCTGTCCCGCTCTACTTATAGGGCCCATGGCTGCAAAAGCAGTATCTATTAATCCATTACCTATATTACCTTGAGAAAAGTTCTTTCCCGCACTATATGTATTTAAGCCTATAAAAGAAGTATTTATCGGATTAGCAACAGCAGTTCCAAGAACTCTACCAAAAGTATTTGGTATTGCAGTAGCTATTTTCATTCCAGCAATATTTAAAGCAGAAGAGAGTAATGGTGCTCCAGCAGCTAAAGTACCGAGTAATGCAGGTATACCATCATAAACAAGAGCTTGTTTACTATCATTTTCTGTAATTTCATTTTCTATATTAGAAATTACTTCTGGATATTTCTCATTTAATTCTGCATATCTTGGATCAGAGTGCCTGTCTACAGTTTTTTGTGTATTTGCAAAAAGAACAGTATTTGCTCCCATCATAGGTGCTCCTATGTTTACATGCTTGTAAGGAGAATTATAGAAATTTATAACCTTTTCCCAGTCTTCATAACTTAAGTTTGAGTTATATTGATTATTATATATATCAGCAACACCATTTTTACGGGCATTTAAAAGCCTTTCTTGTTCTGCTTGATATTCTCTCTGATCTTCTGTTAACGGTCCTATTTCAGGCATGGATTTAGCTGCTACAGCCTTTTTATAAGGACTTACTGTTTCACTTATTTGATTTAAAGCTTGATTTGATTGATGCTGAAAATAGGTTTTATAAAGAGAAGGATTTTCATCTCCTAAAGTATGTATTTGCTTAATTAAATTATTATATTTATAATCATATACACTTGGAGTTATTTCTCCTTTCTTCATTCTTTCATTAAGTGTTTGCAGTTCTCTATAAGCAGGTAAAGATTCGTCTGCTATTGTATAAGGATCTGTAGGAGTAAAATTTACAGAAGGAGTTTCTGGAATAGTTATATTTTTCCATTTAAAAGGTAGGGGGCCAGAAGGAGATTGGTATTTTCCTATGGCCTTGTCATAATCTTTATTATATGTTTTACCAGCATCTTCATTCATAAGAATAAATTTTACATAGTTTTGTGTTTCTTTAGGCAAGTAAGGAAGAAAATCTATTGTATTATAAATATCTATGCCTTCCGTTTTAGCTTTTTCTAAAGCTTTACCAAGATTACCTTGCCCATAATTATATGCTGCTAATTTCTTAGCTAATACAACAAAGTCTTTATTACCTTGAGTAGTTTTAGTAGTATCCAACTTCTTCCATAACCAGTCTCGCATTTGTGTACTGTGTTCTGGATTAAATGGATTTACTGTTACTTTATTTTCTTTCTCGTAAGCTTTTTGTGTTCTTGGTATTATTTGAAATAAACCTCTCGCTCCTCTGTAAGATTCTGCATTAGGATTTAATCGACTTTCCATAAAAGCTTGCCTATTTTTAATCTCGTTTTCATCTATATCTATATTTATAGGAGTATAATCTTCTCCCGGATTTTCATTAAAGGAGTATAGATTATTGTCTCTATCTGTATAAAAATCATATCCAGCTATCTTTTCTCCTATTACTGTTTTATTAAAGGTTGGATGCTGAACAGATTTTAAAATTCTACCTGTATATGGATTTCGTGATGAAGCATGCTCCCCGTTTTGTGTGGGAACATTTTCTCTAGATGCTTCATACCAATTATACCCATTATCATCAGTAGTTCACGGAGTACCTAAAATATTTTTATTAGGTAACTCGTTTAATTTTACTTTATATTTATCTGGCATATTAATGTGTAATTTCTACAAAATTAATTAATTTTAAATTCTAAATCAAGTTTTTATTTGTTTATTTGGAAATAAAACAGTATTTTTGTAGGAAAACAAAAATACCGAACAAATAAGTATATAATATGAACTTAATAACTAATAATTATGGAATTAATATCCATTATAGAAGTCGTTGGAGGAGTTTTGCTCGGAGGTGGTTTTCTGGAACTTATTAAATGGTTATATACAAGAAAGAGTTTTAAAGCATCTAAGGATCTTGAAAATAAAGCAAAGCAACAAGAAATAGAAAAACGGGCGCAGGGAACTGTAGATGATTGGGAGCGTTTAAGTGCCCAACACGAGCATGATATAGAGTATTATCGTTCTGTAGTACAAGATCGTGATGCTGTAATAACCCAATTAAGAAAAGAAATAGCTGATTTAAATCTACAAGCATTACAGCTTTCTGCAAATGTTACGCAGGCACAAATGCTTAGATGTGATACTTTATCTTGTGCTTCAAGAATACCTCCTTTCGGCTTTAAGAAGATTAATTATAAAACAGGAGAAATAGAAGAATAATATGAATTTTTTGGTACCCCAAAACACAACCTCTAAGGCTATAAATGCAGCTTTTAAATATTTGCGGTCTGATGCGGTAAGAACTACTGCAATTAATAATGATTTAATATCAAAAAAACTATTTAACGACATAGATGTTCCTGCAAATGAAATACATGAGGCATGAATGAACACTCCAGTGTTATTCGATTCTGAGTTTTTACCTCCTCCTACTTATGGGACATATCAAGGCAGGTGGCCTCAAAAAATTACTGTATCTGTTTTTGCAGATGAAAATATTCAGGAACCTGTAATTTTTCATGAGATGCTACATCATGCAAGATACGGGGAAGCTCAACAAAAATTACAGAAAATAAAAGCAAAATCTTTGTTTCCTGATAGTGAATATTTAAATCTTCCTGGAGAAGCAGCTGCAAATTCTGCAACTCTAGGACACATTTTGGGTTTAAGTCCTGGACAAAAATACCCGGGATATGAAACTTTTAAAAAGGACATTGAAAAATATAAAGAAGCTCCTTTTTCTGGTATATTAGAGGAAGCTAAACTCGTAACTAAAAGAGATTATAAAAGATTATGAGATGCTATAACTGGGAAATATTTTTCTATACCAGTTATAGGACTTGGAAGTACAATTTTAAACAATGAGTTTAATAAAAATACCCGATAAAGGTGTCTTTTGGAGAATCTCAGAAAGATTACGTTTAAATGCAAAAGATCCTGTAGAACAATATTTTTATAGATACCCTGCTTATGCAAATTCTTTAGATGCTCTTATAAATGATATTTATAAAAGTAGTAACGTATCAAAAACTGATATTTTCAATAAGATTATAGAATTAATTATTTCTAAAGATTTAGAAATAATATATATGTAAATGTTAATTATAAAACAGAGAAATAGAAGAATAAGAATAAACTGTTTTTCATATAAGTTAAAAGATTTTAAACAATGAGCTTAATAAAAATACCCGATAAAGGAGTTTTTTGGAGAATCTCAGAAGAAATTAATTATAATTACGATGATCCCGTAGCAGGGTATTTTAACAAGTATCCTGCTTATGAGGAATCCTTCGATAAAATTATCGATACTATATATAATAATAGTGATTTAACTAAAACTGAGATTTTTAATAAAATAATAGAATTTATAAACTCTGAAGATTTAGAGTTTATTTTTATAGACTAATGTTAATGAAATATGCCAAAATCACAAATAATTGAAGATAAATACATTAATGGAATAAAAGTAGATAAGGAAAATGATGAGTGCTTCTTTAATGATGCTGAACATAAGTACTATAATAAAGCAGATATGAAACCTTATATTTCAGTTACACAGTTAATTGGAAAGTATTGTGAAGAATTTGATGAAGATTTCTGGTCTTCTTATAAGGCTGCCGAAGCTCTATTGGATATGGACACTTGGTTAACTCTTAAGAAAGTTCTTTTAGCCAAAAAGAAATTTGATAATAAAATAATTTCTAAATTAGGCATGAATGAAGAAGAATTCTTTAAGAAGAAACAGGAAATCCTAGACTCATATAAGGCAAAAAGAGAAGAAGCTTGTGAACATGGTACAGCACAGCATTTAAAGAAAGAATTATCTTTTTATGACCGAAAAGATTTTGATTTCGGAAGATACGGATTTAAGGATTTAAAAGGAGTGTTTGATTGTAAAGAAGATTACTTTAAGTTGGATACTCCTAAAGGTGTATACCCAGAATTTCTTGTTTCTGTTACAAGTAAAGATGGGTTATTGAGAGTTTCTGGGCAAATTGATTGTTTAATTAAAGATGAGAATGATATTTATATTATAGACTGAAAAGGTCTCGATGTAAACACTCCTATTTTAACTATGAATGGCTGGAAAACTATGGGCACTCTTACTTTAGATGACCAAGTTTTTGATAGAGATGGAAATCCAGTAAATATTACTCACGTTTCTGAAGTACATCATAATCCTTGTTATGAGCTTACTTTTGATACTGGAGAAACTTTAATTGCAGATGAAGAGCATCGTTGGTTAGTAGCTTATAGGTTTAAAGAGGATTGTTTTCCAGAAAAAGTAATGACTACAAAGCAAATAAAGAGTTGGGTAGAGACAAAACCTGATTATTCTATACGTATATATAATCCAGCTCCCCTTAATCTTCCTAAAAATAAGTTACTCATAGATCCTTATGTGCTAGGAGTATGGTTAGCTATTGGTTTCGAGGATTGTAGTATTATCCCAGCGAGAGATAAGCAAATAATGGAGGAATTAGATAAGAAAGGATATAATTTTAAAATAGCTCCTTTTTCTAAAGGTACACATATTTATAAAAGCTCTGTTTGTTTAGGAACACGTCTAAATAAATTAAATCTAATAAATAATAAGCACATACCACAAGAATATTTAATGGCTTCTTATGAAGACCGTTTAGCTCTTTTAAGAGGAATTATGGATGCTAGAGGAATATCGTGAGCTTTTTATAAGTCTTATGTTATAGTGCCTAAAAACCCTAATGAAACTAAATATTTGTCAGAATTAATCACCTCCTTTGGTGTTAAATGTAGGCTCTTTACCAAAAAAGGTAAAACTTATATTCGATGGAGAAGCTTAGAAATAAATCCTTTCTTGGTTAAATTTCAAGATAAAGCTGATAAGTTTACGGACATGGAGCGAGATATGCATTATTATAGAAGAGTTGTTTCTGTAAAAGAAGTAGAAACAGTTCCTACTCGTTGTATAGAAGTAGATAGTCCTACACACACTTATTTAGCTGGAAGAGGTTTAATTCCTACTCATAATACTAATGCTAAAATAGAAAAAGAGTCCTATTACAATAGAGCTACTAAATCCAGGCAGATGATGAAATATCCATTAAATAATCTGCAAGACTGTACTTTTAATCATTATGCTTGTCAGTTGTCTTTATATGCTTATATGCTACAACAAATAAATCCTAATTTTGAAATTAAAGGATTGAAGATAATTCATATAGATAGGAATGAAAATGAAACTGAATTAGATGTTCCATATCTTAAGGATGAAGTAGAAAAGATGTTGAAGCATTATAAAAAGCAATTAAAGATGAAAATGGAATTAGACAAGGATATACCTTATATAAAATAATGACTATAGAAGACTTAGCTAATAAGCGACTGAATATTTGTTATAAATGCCCTTTATATAAAAAAGATGTTCTTGGTGAGAGATGCAACTCTCAAAGATATATAAACCCAGATACTGATGAATGGAGTTATTTTCCAAAGAAAGGTTATATAAAGGGTTGCAATTGTATTGTTACTTTAAAAGCTAAGAATCCTAAAGGGCATTGTGTCGCCGGAAAATGATAATTTTTAATATATTAGAAGGTTGGTTTAGAAAGATATTTTGTAAACTAACAAGTGAAGAAAGAGATAGATTGCTTAAATGTAAAGCTTGCTTACATAAAACAAAAGTTTTTAATATGGATGTTTGTACTATGTGTGGCTGCTTTATAGATGCTAAAGTGAGATCCAAAAAAGAAAAATGTTTATTGAACAAATGGTAAATGAAATAGTAGAAAAAGTTCTTGAGAAGAACACTAAAAACATTAAAACTAATAACACTGTTATTGTACCTTGTAACACAAATGTAATTGTAAAGTTTTACGAAGATAATCCATATAATTATATAGAGAAAACCTCTGCTGGTTTGATTTTAGGAATTAATGGAGAAAAGAAATATAAATCTAATGAAACTGGAGAAATGGAGGATGCTGAAGAATATATCGCTTGTGCGAAAGTAATTGCTGTAGGTCCTGCTTGTAAGAATGTTTCAGTTGGAGATGATGTATTTGCTGTAAAACATATAGCCACTCCTCTTCCTTATAGGAATAAGGGATATAGAGCTGTTACTGAACAAAACATCATTTGTATTATAAAGGATGAAAATATGTAATTTATATGTACGAAGTAAAAATGGAAGAAAAGGTGTATTTTATCCCAGGGGATCATGTTACACTAAAGCATCCTTTGGATAATACTCCTAAGATGATGCTAGTAAAAGAAAAAGTAGAAAGATCTATAAAAGATAAAGATGGAAATATTAACAACACTCTTGTAGGCATTAAGTGCATATGGTTTAATACTAAATCAGAACTACAAGAAGCTGTTTTTTCTACAAAGGATTTAATTAAAATATAGTATGAACGAAAATCAAGAAAAAGTAATGTCTGATTTCATTAATTGGCTTCCTCAGAATATTGGTAATTATGCAGATCAACTCCCAGAGGAAATTGTAAAGCCTATTATGGAAGCTCAGAATGCAGAAACGGTTGTGGATATACTTAACCAACTCGCTTCTTCAGAGGAAGGAAATCAGGTAGTACAGAGTTTATTTAAGGCCTTTGAATCTCAGACAGGATTGTTTAGAGAGGGAGGTAAACTTGCTTATGGTCTTAGAAAGTTCCAAGACGGTGGCCCTATTGATTATAGTAAGTTTTATAAAATAATTAAAGCTCCAGGAGATACTTTAATGGTTAAGCCATATAAGTATAGTGTAGAAGAGCGTCAGACCTATCCAGACGGAAGTGTTAGATATACTACCACTACTCGCTCTGACACAAATACTTACTGGGATCCTAACAGAACTTCTCCAAATTGGTTGAGAGGATTTTTGTGGGGAAATAGAATGGCTCCAGAAGAGCTTCTTGAGAACTGGAGAGAAATTATGAATAATCATAAGAACGATACCACTAATATTGTAGATAAGACGAAGAGAAAGTAATGAACGTTTTCATATTTGATAATACTGAAAATGTTTTAAGGATAGATGAATATAGCATTTTACTTGTAAAAGAGTTTAAAGATTTATGAGATGTAAGTAGAAATAAATGCAAAGAAGATAAGACTGGAAAGTTGCGATTAAAAGCGTATAAAGAATTTACTTACATATATTTGGTGCTAGATTTTAAATCTCCTTATTTTCAGTATTTGGAACGTGACAAGCACTCTGCTGCTTTGATTGACTCTGGTTTAACAGAGAACGATCTTAAAGATGAAGCTTTCTTAAATGCTTATCACAAATACCAAGAAATGCAAGACGCAGATCCTATCTTAGCACTTATTAAAACAGCATATAAAACTCTACATAAAATGCAAGTTCATCTTGATAATATTGATTTTGAAGAAGTTGATTCTGAAGGAAGACCTTTAAATAAACCAAAAGACGTTATTGCTGACTTAGGTGGAATTGCTAAGATGCGTACTCAGTTACAAGAGCTTGAAGTTACACATAAAAAGAATCTTGCAGAAGCTGGTGCAAAGGTACGTGGAGATAGTGAACTTGGAATATTTGATGCTTAATTATGCCTAGAAGATTACCTACTTATAAGGATTTCGCTTCTAAGGAACAACCAAAAAAGGAAGAGAAACCAGCCTTACCTTCTTTCAGTGAAAAGTGGGAAGAGGAATTAAAGAAACAGTTATTTGAAGAATCTGGAAAGCAAGAAGAAGCCCAGGATACTTACTTAAATACTGCTGTATTTGTGCATAAAAAGCGTCCAAATGAAGAATGAGATGTTCCTTTAACTGAAGAGATACAGTATTTTGATCCGGATCTTTCTTATGAAATAACTGGCTATAGGCCTATTAATTTGGAAGAAGGACTTGATTTCGATCCTACTCCATTTAGAGAAAGAGGCGAGACCTATAACAGGACTGGTAAATATACCGAGTTTCCTAAAGGAAGTAAAGCAAATAAAGATTTCTGAACAGAAGAGTTTAGAAGATGTAGAGAGGGCTATACAGTTGGAAAATATCGTATTACTGGTGATCATTACTTCTTTATTAATTACTATAGAATGTTTGTAATTAAAGAAGGCGCTATTTCTGGTACTGGACGTGCAGAATCTTTCCCTGGATTTCTCTCCAAGCAGTATGAATTTTTCCATTATTTGGAAATGGCCGAGAAGCTACATAAAGACGCTTGTCTATTAAAAGCCCGTGGTTTGGGCGCTAGCGAGATGTTAGCATCTCTTGCAGTACGTCCATATACTACAAATAAAGGATATAATGTAATGCTTACTTGTGCTGCTGAAAATAAACTTGCCCCTTTAAGAGAAAAAGTATGAAAACAGTTAGACTGACTAAATATGAATACTGGAGGAGGAATGAGGCATGCTCGTTTGGCAGTAAATAATAATGATACAAAAAGAGCATCTTTAAAGACTCCAGATGGAATTGAGTATGGATGGATGTCACAAATTAATACTGTAGTAGCGGATACTTCTGATAAAGTCAGAGGACAGCGAATTGATAGACTTATTTATGATGAGGCTGGTTCAGCGCCGAAACTTACAGAATCTTGGATTAAAGGAGACGCTCTTGTTTCCTTAGGAGGCGAACATTTCGGAACCAGAATAGCAGTCGGAACTGGTGGAGACGATATTTCTCTCGAAGGATTAAAAAATATATTTAATAATCCAGATGGCTATAATGTTCTGAAATTTAAGAATGTAGATACTGACGATGGAAAACCAGAGCTATCCGGCTTCTTTATACCTGCTCATAAATTTGCTTTGGTGAGCAAGTACTTAGATAAAAGAGGCGTTACTAATTATAAAGAATTTAAAAAATATTATGATGTTCAGCGTTCTAAGTTAACTGATAAAGACTACTTAAATGAATGCGCTGAGCACTGTTTTACACCTAGAGAGGCACTTTCTAAGCATGCTGGGAATATGTTCGATGCAGCTGCTATTTCCGAAAGGTTGGTGCAGATACAAACAAACAATAATTATATTAAGCCGATTAGAACACAACTTTTATGGGATAATACTGCTGGCAAAGAATACTCTAAGGTTAAGGCTGTAGAAAGTGCTTCATCTAACTTATTTGTTGTAGAACCTCCTCTTTTAGATGCTGAAGGCAAACCATATAAAAATCTTTATGTTGCTGGTATAGATGCTATCGATATGGGTTCTAGAGACTCTGCTACAAGTAAAGATGTATCAGATTTCTGTATAGTAATTAAGAAGAGAGTCTTTGGGTTAAATGAACCTAGATACGTAGCTATGTATAAAGAACGTCCAGATGATATACGTAAGGCTTATGATATGGCTATGAAATTGCTAGTTTGGTATAATTGTAAGGCATTACTTGAGTATACGAAAATCTCTATACAAACTTACTTTAGAGACAGGAATATGGGCCATTTGTTTATGAAACGTCCAGATTTCGCAGTAACAAATAAAAGAAATACAGGTAAGCAGCTTATAGGTGTACCTTCTACAGAAGCAGTTATTAATCACGGTCTTGAATTAGTTGGCAGCTTTATTAATGATTTCTGGCATACTATAGACTTTAAAGAAATGCTAGAGCAAATGTTGAATTACTCTTATGAGTATAAGAGAAAGTTCGATATTATAGCAGCGTTGCAGATGGTTGAGCTGGGAGACGAGGATATGACTGGAATAACTCCATCTACTGTACAAGCAACTGCTTCTCAGTGGAAAAACTTCGGATGATATACAGACGAAAATGGTATTAAACGTAGAGGCGTTATACCTACTTAAATATGAATATAGAAACACAAATACGAAATATTATAGAAGAGAATATGAAGTGTAAATACATAGGTAAAATTAAAGTAGAAACTGAGGATTTACCTGGTGGAACACTTAGAACTCTTTTTATGTATTTAGATACTGAACACTCCCCTATTATTATGGGAATGCAAGGCACAGAAGAAGAGTTTCTAGCTTTTATTACGAAAGAAATAAGAACTAGAACTCTTAATTATGTGTCTTTTTATAAAACAATATTAGAACAAGCGGATAGTGATTATGAATAAAGACAAAGAAATAGAAAAAATTAATGCTTGTATTTCTGAATTAGTATATGATAAAGTACAATTAAGGAAAGCTTATAATTACTACCACTGTACTAGAGACAAAGAGCAGTTCAAGCATCTAGAAGATAATTATGGTCTCGGTACTCCTACTTCTATAGGATTTACTCCTTTAATAAAGAAGCATATAGATGTTTTAGTGGGAGAGTATTTGGAACTCGATCCAGAACTACAGATCTCTTGTAAGGACAGGAAGACAGTTTCAGATATAATGAGAGACAAACAATTAAAGATAGATGCCGCAGTTTTAGAGCACTTTAAAGCGAAACTTAAAAATGCTTTAATCCAAATCTTCTTAGAAAATAAGAGTGCTGTAAATGATCCTTATTATGAAGAAGAAATTAATCAAATTAAGGAAGATGTTTCTAAAAACTATGTTTCTCAATATGAGATAGCGGCACAAAATATTTTAAATTATATTAAAAACTCTAGAAATATAGATTTAAAAAATAAGATGAGGGAGTTATTAACAGACCTTCTTATTTCTGGAGTTTGTTATTATCGTACGAAAGCAACTGAAAATGGAGCTATTAAGTTAGAGATATTAAATCCATTAGATACCTTTATAGAAAGAAATCCTAATGAGTATTATTTAAATAAATCTCCAAGAGCGGTTATTCGTAGATATTTAAATAGAGAACAAATTCTTGCTGAGTTTGGAGATGAACTTTCTTCAGAAGCAAAAGAGATTTTAAAAGAAAGTTCTTCGACAAATAGACTAACTGACCATTATGTTACTACGGTTGCATACTCTCCATATAATGAGAAAGGAGAATTTGACTGTAGAAAAGCTCCTGGTATTTTAGGCGGTTTGGAAGTATATCCTATGCAAAATAAGGATAGAATAATTACCAATGCTAAAGTTTGGGAAGTTTACGAATGTGAATGGCTTGAATATAAAGAGGGTACTCTTTATAGGCATGAAGGAGTTCGTATAGGAGGAGAAATATACATAGTACGAGGAGAATCTAAAACTGTTATAAGAAGTATTAGTAATCCTAAAGAATGTTCTCTTTCTATAAATGGTATTTTCTTTGAAGATAAGAATGGAATGCCATTTAGTATTATGTTGAGTACTATGGACTTGCAGGATTGACTTATCTAGTCCTGGGTAAATCCCGAGAATTGCTGGGAACTCTTAACGAGAAAAGACGAAGACAACCAGCAGCCGAGCCCTTTTTTGGGGAAGGTTCAACGACTAATTATAGTAACAAGCGTTACGAAGCACGGGAAACAGAAATGTTATGATATAGTCTGGACTGCATAGAAATATGCAGCAGCGAAAGCGGCGTAGTCTTAGCGAAACTACGTGAACAAAACGAGATATGATCTTACCATCTTCTACAGGGATAGTTTAATTGCTTCTTCTGGAACTGTTGGAGATTGGTTGGATGCTGCCCATTTACCTACTTATCTTGGTGAAGAATTACCGGATAGAGTACAAATGTGGATGGCATATAAAAAACAAGGAGTAGCATTATTCGACTCTTCACAAGAAGGAAGTCAGTTAATTAATACTACTTTTAATGGGTATGACGATACTATTAAAGCTCAGTGTATACAAGCTTTTCAGTATGTACTAGAAAGTATAGAGCAGCAAGCTAGTTCTATTACTGGTGTATTTGCAGAGAAACTGGGAGGAATACAACAAAGAGATGCTGTTAGTAATGTAAAAGTAGGAATTAGACAGTCTACTTTGCTTACAAAGCAGTATTTTTCAGCGATGGATCTTCTTTATAAAGAAGTTAATTATGATTTGTTAAACCAAGCTAAAATAGCCTTTAAAACAGGAATTTGTGGTACTCTTATTAATGGTTTAGAGTTAAACCAAATATATACTACTTTACCTGAGTATTACACTATGACTGATTTTGATATACACATACAGGATAGTACAGAGGTTTTCCAAAAGATTAATGAGCTTAAGCAAATAAGTATAGAGCTTGTAAAATCTGGACAAGCTGATCCAGAAATGATGATTAATATTATTTCAGCTAAGAATCTTACTGAACTTAAGAGTTATGTTAACTCTGCGGTTTCTGCTAAGAAGAAAGAGAATAATATAATTCAGCAATTACAACAGAAATTACAAGAAATGTCACAGCAATTACAAGAGGCTTCTAAGCAAATTAACTCTCTTACTGATAATAATAATAAATTACAGAAAGAAGTTGAAAAGAATAGTTCTGAAAAGCTGGCTCTTGAGCAGAAGAGACTTGATCTTGATACTCAGAAAGTATTTAATGACAAAACTTATAATGATAGAATTGCTGCAAATAAAGAAAAGCAAACTGAACTTGAGTATGCTCAGTTAAATGATAATAACCCATATAATGATAAAATTAAAGAAGCATAATGGATAAACAATTAGTTCTTACCTTAAAGAGTACTCCTAGTTGTGAAATTTATTTGGAAGATAGTAGTAATTACGCTTCTCTCACTGACGTTAGCAAATTTTCTTTAGTAGAATATGTTGAACAAGACGATGCAGTTGTAGAGCAACGAGTTACTCCAATTACAAGTAATGAGGACTCTATTTTAAAAACTTCAGAACCCTTTGAAGGTCTTAATGGCCTACAGAGTATGGTTCGGGTGCTTGTACCTTCTATAGAAACTTATAAAGAAGGTTCTGCATATAAAGTTGAAAATAAATATTTTATTTTAGATAACGAGGTATATTTCTCAGAAGCCGATCTTTCTTCTGTCGATAAAGATAGTTTGGTTTTAATAGAAGATTATTCTGTTTTACTTGATACAGAGCAGTCAGATATTTATTCTGGAAAAGCTTCTATATTTTCTTATTGTGCATTAAAGAACTGTGTTCTAGAGCATTTAAAGGCAGAAATACAGGAGTTTAAAAAACAAGGCTGTGATTTTGGGTGTATTAAGCAAGAGAATTATGAACTTAAATTTCTCCTTGAGAGCTTATATGCAGTAGAAATGCTAGTAGACCAAAATAAACTCTCCGATGCACAGCGTGTCCTAGATACAGTTATGAGTTGTGGTAGCGTCTGTGGAAAAGAAGAAATAGAAAATACAGACTGTGGTTGTGGAAAAGCTTAAAAAACATTACTTAGATACCTATTTAAAAGAGTTAAAAGATCTTGAGATAGGATACACGTATAATACGAAAAGAATCTGTCATTTATTTGGTATACTTGGTATATTATACTATATAAATAATACCCAATTAAGTGCAGAGGAAATAGAAGAGATTGTTGATATCGTTTTAATTTAATTATAAAGGAGTGGAGTGAATAACTGCACTCCTTTTTTGTTTGGAAATAGGTAAAAAAATTTGTATATTTGCTCCAAAACACTTATACATGGAAAAAATAAAAAACTATATTATTTTAGCTTTATTTGCCATTTGCGTGGGATTTGGAGTATATACAAGTATATCAACAAGTCGATTAAAGAAAACACAAATAGAATTAGAATATGCAACGAATAATGCTAAAGCATATGAATATGAAAACTCAAAAATAAGTAAGGAGAATAGAGAATTTTTACTTACTATAGATCAATTAAATAATAGTAAAGACTCTTTAATACAGAAATTAAATGCTGTAAGGAAGGATTTACGAATTAAAGATAAAAATATAAAGGAGTTACAATATATAGCTTCTCAAACCAATAAAGTAGATAGTGTCCTAATAAGGGATACTATTTTTGTAAAAGAGGTTAAAATAGATACTACTTTAACGGATCAGTGAGCTAGTATGCGCTTACAATTAGAATACCCGAATAAGATAATTACAGACTACTCGTTTAAGAACGAAGAAATCATTATAGCTTCAGCTAAGAAAGAAACTATAAATCCACCAAAGAAATGTTGGTTGGCAAGACTCTTCCAAAAGAAGCATACTGTAATTACTGTAGAAGTTGTTCAGCAGAATCCGTACTGTGAAAATAAAGAACAAAGACACGTTAAACTTATAGAATAATGAGTATAAATAATGCTGACGTACTAGGAGAAAAGAATAAAAACCTAGTATTAGAAACAGCTGGTAAAGTATATGTTAAAGTAGCAGATAGGTATTATGAATTACATTTTAGAGATCAAGAGAATGGAACAACTACTATTATTAATCAGCCAGTAGAGCCGGATATTAATATACCAGAATCTCCAGATCTTTCTAAATATGTGACAAAAGCCTATTTAAAAGCTTCTTTAAATAATTATATTACCAAAAGAGGTTGGGAAGATTTACAAGAAACTAAAAGATTATTAGAAGATGCTAAGTTAGAAGGATTTACAGAATCTATAAATCCTATAACAGTTAGTACAATGCAATTAGTTGTAGGTTCTGAGAACTTACAATATAATTTTGTATCAGACCTTAAACCAGTTACTGGTACTACAAAAGACGGTTTTTTAGTTGTTGCTCCAGGAGTAAATGTTGTTTCAGAAACACTTACTTGCCCAGAATGTTATATATTACATACTAAATTAGACGGACCAGAAGCAGTACAACCAAATCTCGACTATCGTTATTATGCAAGATGGGCAATTAAAGGTGATATAGAAAGAGTTGTTTCTGGTAAAACATATAAAGACACAAGACTATTTTTCGATAATCCAGATGCTTCTTATTATTTGTATATAAAAGTTCCTAAATATTTAAATGCTTCTGGAAATCCATATACAGACGATGAAATAAAAGAAGCTATAGCAAATAATCAAGACCTTAAAGGTTCTGGAGTTGGAGAATTTGTACTTTCACAAACCTCTTTTGAATCTGAAGTGGGGAATGATTATTATCTTTTATGTGCTATAATTACTTCTGCTACAGATGGAGACAGGAGTGTAGGGTACATGAATGGCTTTACAGAAATCCTTCCTGGACAAATCACAGCTTATGTATTTAAGACTGCTGATGGCTTACAGTACTTAGACTTTTTAAATGGAGCTTTCCATATAGGCAAAGGAAGTGAATTTCTAGATTATCATCCAGATACAGGTTTGACTATTACTGGCCAAGTTAATATTACTGGCGGTAATACATATAATATGCTGGAGAACTTACAAAAGCAAATAGATGATGAAGTACAAGCTTGGTTTTCAGATGATGAAGAAAATGATAATCCAGCTGCAAGTAAGCATGCTTTACCTACTTTAAGTTCTTGGCCAGCAAATAAATGGTATCCTTGCTTAGATGCCTATATAGTAGAAGGCACAACTGAAAAATCTGCTACTTGGTTAAAAGACAGTTCTGGAAATGCTATAGTTCCAGATACAAATACTTACTATAAAATAAGAACTATAGGAAGCTACCAAAGCATTACATTTAAATGGAACGGTACTGCTTATGTGGTTGCTGATTATGATGATACATATAATGCTCACTACGGTGACTTATATTATATAGTAGAGGGTACTTTACAAGGTTCTGCATATCGATTCACGGTTAAAGACGGAACTTATCAATGGGTGGAAGTTGCGGATCACGCTTCAGCAGAAGCTATTTTAATTGCACGAGAAGCAAAGAAAGAAGCAGGAGAAGCTAGCAGTGCTGCTGGAAAGATAAATAATTATTTAAGTACTGCTTTAAAGGATGGAGTTCTTACTTTAGATGAAATAAGTTCTTTAGAAACTTATTTAAAAACTCTTGCTAGTGAAATGCAAGATGTTGTTAATAGTTATGGAACTCTTATTAAAAATGAGTACTTAGGAACTACTGAAGCAACTACGACAAAAGAAGCCTTAACAAATGCTTTCTTAGTTTTATATAAAGAAAATACAGGAGCTTACCAAGTATTAAAAGCTGCTGTACAAGCTATTATAAATGAAGGTCCTACTAAGGTTAATGAAACTAATTCTAATTTAGCTACTTTAGTTACAGCTTATGAGACAGCATATAATAGCTTTAATTCGGCTTTAGGAGCATATAGCACAGAAGTAGAGAAAACAAATCAATATATAGAACAGGCTATATATAAAGCTGCTCAGACCTATTTAAATGATAATTATGGTTATATAAAAGAAGCCCTTGAAAAGGGAACTACTACTATTTCTGGAGGTCTTATTCTTACTAATTGAATAGGCTTGGGAAATACGAAAGGAGTTGATTCTGAGGGTAAAAATATACTTACTGCTGGTATAAGTGGTATAGACACTGTAGATGGCGTTTATAATCCTAAAGCTATTGCTGCTTGGTATGGTGGACCTATGGAAGATTTAGATGTCCTAAAAGCAAAAGCGGAAAAAGACTCTACTTTTACCTATGATGCAGACGATTATGCCATGACCATATTTAGACACGATGGTTCTGGCTATGAAGCGGGCGGAAACATATATTGGGATGAAAATGGTTATGGTGGAGTAGGAGGAGGATTGATTTCTTGAGGAAAAGACGCTGATGGAGAATTTAAACTAACTATTAGCGATGATGTAACTATGGGAGATACCCTAGTTTCTCAGATAGTTGGATTATTTTTCTCTGTACAAGCTGAGTTTGGTTTTTGGAGTAAAATCTTTACTATACACTTTAAGAAAGATGCTAATGGTGAGGATACTTCTGAAATAGACTCTGTTGAGTTTAATTATAGTACTTGGACTAATGGTTATTTATCTGCTAGAGGTCAAGATACCAGTGGGGGTAGTAGTGGAGGAGGAACAAATATAGATGCAGTATGGAAGTCTCTAACAAATGCAGTAGAGGATGCATATAATAGTACTGCTATTGATAATGCTCACATACAGAATGTTCCCCAAAGTCATATTGAAAACTTAGAGAGTGATTTACAAACTATTAGAGACACTATTAATGCAGGACCTAAAGGAACTGTTACTAGTGTAGGACTCTCTATGCCTACAGGCTTTAGTGTAACAAATTCTCCTATAACTTCTTCTGGTACTATAGGGGTATCATTATCGAGTGGTTATTCTTTACTTACCGAGGATGATAAAACAACTATAGATACTTTATCTGAAATGTTCTTAATCCAAGAGGATAATTCTATAAAATTAAATCCTAAATATAAAGGATTATGAACAGAAGGATATTTATCTGCTAGAGGGCAGGATACTACCGCTGGAGGAAGTGGTAGTGGATTTTCTGAAGCAGCTATGTGGGCAGCTTTAGAGAAAAATGAAGGTGATTTTATAAATCATACTATTGATGCTGGTCATATTCCAACATTAAGTATGGATAAAATTAATAATCTATCTAAAACTCTATCTGATTTAAATACTCTTATTTCTAGTAAAGTATCTTTAAGTGATCTTGCAACAGTAGCTACTACTGGAGACTATAATGATCTTGTTAATAAACCTACTATTCCAGAAGGAACTGTAACTAGTGTTGCGCTTTCTGTTCCAGAAGGATTTGTTGTTGAAGGAAGTCCTATTACAAGTAGTGGCACATTAGAACTTACTTTTGCTGAGAATTATTCTTTATTAACTGAAGCTGATAAAACTACTTGAAATACTGCTTCTGAAATGTTCTTAATACAGACAGAAACAGATGGTACGAAGACTTTAAAGTTAAATCCTATTTATTCTGGCTTATGGGCTGAAGGATTTATTTCTGCTCGTGGTAAAGATGCTGGAGGAAGTTCTGGTGGAAGTGGAGGAAGTTTTTCAGAGGATGAAATGTGAGCTGCATTACAAAGAAACCAGGATCCTTTTTTAGATGTAACTATTAATGTTGCACATATACCAGAAGGTATTCCAATAGAAAAGATTTTAAATCTTGGTAACACTCTAGCAGCTAAGCAAGAAAAACTTGTCAGTGGTTCTAATATAAAGACAATTAATAATGAGTCTTTACTTGGAGAAGGAAATATAAATGTTCCCACTTTAGATGAGAACAATAAAATACCAAAAGAAAATTTACCTACAGGCACAGCTTTTAGCCAAGAATATCTTATAAATGGAACGTTACAAGAAGACGGAGTTACTTATATTATGAACATAAGTCATAATTTAGGAAAAAGACCTTCTGTAACAACAATCGATTCTAAAGGAGAAGAAGTGTTTGTAAGAATTACATATACAGATGAAAATAATCTTTCTCTTTCTTGAGGCGGGGATTCTCTATCCTCAGGAAGAGTTTATATAGTATAACAGTATGTCACAATTTTTAACAGATATAAATTTATTTAACCACGAAATAAAAAACTTTAAAATAGATACTCTCACTGAGGTTCCAGGTACTTTGCTTGCAGGAAGAGTTGTCTATGTTGGTGGTAAATACTACGGAGGAATCACCGATAATGTAGCAAAAACCTTTGCATTTACTTCAGATATACCTAATATAGGTACTCTTACTATACAAAAAAATGGAGAAAAAGTAGATACTTGGAAAGCTGACGCTGATGGCACAATTAATATTTCAGACGTTGCTTCTAAAATGGCTTTAGAGACAGTACAAGGATACTTTGATAACGGTTCTGCAAAAACAGCACTTAAACTAAAAGAAGCAGTAAATCTTTGAGGAAATTCTTTTGATGGTGACAAATCTATAGGAGGAACAATAACATTCGATCTTCCAGAAAATCCTTCTACCGGAGCAGTCAAACCTTATTTTGAAATAGATAAAGACGGTAATATTCACACTAATGCTGGATTTTACTCAGACAAGTTTATTAGTGCTAGGGGTAAAGATGATACTGCTGGAAGCGGTGGAGGTACATCTCTGGCTTTAGTTTGGGAATCTCTGCGAAATGATAATGTAGATACCAATGAGGATATTGCTTTTTATAAAGAATATAAAATAGCTAAACTTCACCTCCCTACATTAGAAATAAGTGATATTAATCTTTTAACCGATCAGTTAAATGCTCTTACTACTGGAATTACAGATATAAAATCTAAAATTCCAACTACAGCATCTAAGACCAATAAGTTAGCTGATCAATCTTGGGTTACAGATCAAATTAATAGCTCTGTAAGCACTAATACAGCTACCTTTAGAGGTACTTATGAAAAAGTATCGGATTTGCCTACTACAGAGGATATTTCTGATCTTAAAATTAATGATTATGCTTTTGTTATAGAAACAAGTTCAGATGGGAATCCGGAGTACGCTAGATATAAATATACAGTAGAAAACGAAGAGTATGTTTGGAAAAAAGAATATGTGCTGAATAATTCTTCTTTTACAGCAACTCAGTGGAGTGCTATTAACTCTGGTATTACAGATGATCTTGTAACAAAACTAAATGGTATTGCTGAGGGGGCACAGGTAAATACTATAGAAACAATAAAGGTAGGAAATAAATCTTATACTGGAGACTCTAGTAAGATTGTTTCTATTCCTATTGCTACTGGCTCTACTGCGGGTACTATAAGTATAGCAGGTCAAGAAATTAAAGTAAGTGGTTGGGCTAGTTTCTTAACTTCTATTGTTGCAGGAAATGGTATTTCTGTTAGTAGCAACACTGTTTCAGTAAAAATAGACAGTGCTTCTGAAAGTTATCTTACTGTAGGAACAGGGGGATTAAAACTTTCTGGAATTAACACTGCTATAAGTACAGCAGTTTCTAATGCAGATAAAACTTCTATCAAATGTCAAGAGGAAACTTTAACTGCTGGCACATCAAAGGCTATTACACTTATTAGTACTTATAAAATTAAGACTATTAAAACATACCTCAATGGAATAGAATGTTTTTGTAGTATTCTGTTAGATTCTACTGCTGCAAATAAAGCAACAGTTTCTTGGTCCGGAGTAACTTTAAGCACAACAAATAAATTGGTAATAAAAACTTTCTATACAACTTCATAGTATGGCAAAAACAGATTTTTTAAATGGTATAAATATGCATGGAAATGCTATAGAGAATTGCCCATCCTTTGTGACGGGTCTCTCTATAGATGGTAATAAGATATATTGGAAGATAAATGAGGAAAATCAGCTGTTATTGGCCGTTAGTGATAAGTATTTATCGGTAACGAGCAAAGAAGATATTTTTACTTTAGCTGTAGATGTGGATGGACAAGGGGGACTGGGGAATACTGGACAAGGGCTTGGCATAACAGATTTATCTGCTGCGATTAATAAATTAGATACAGGAGAAAGTGTGCCTGTTGGTACAGATTATTATATTGCGCAATGGGCAGATGGGGGGACGCAGAATACGACATATGTAAGACGTCCAGTTTCAAAACTTGCAGAATATATAAGGTCTACATTTACTATTCCTACTGTAGGAAATGGTACAATTACTATTACACAGACAGGACAGAAAAGAGGTTCTTTCACACTTAACCAATCTGAAAATGCTACTATAGAGCTTACAGATACTATATATACACTCCCTAAGGCTACTGTTAGTGCTTTAGGAGGAATTAAAATAGGATATACTCCTTCTGGACAGAATTACCCTGTACAATTAAATGGAGATGGGGCTGCTTATGTGAATGTTCCTTGGGTAAATACTACTTATACAGCTGGAGATAACATTTCTATTTCTAATAATAAAATAAGTGTAAATGGTTTAACTACAGATCAAGTAGGTGAAGGAAGTAATAAGTATTATACTTGGGCACGATTTAAAGCAGATAGCACTGCTTCAGATGTAAGAATCAGTCAATATCAAACATGGTACTGAAAAAATTTTTTAACTGTAATTTTACCTTCTGGAGCAAGTTTTTCTAATTATATAGTTGTTGATGTTAACGGTTTTGAAATAGGTCAAAGTATACAAGAAAGAGGGCAGTTGTTTTTAACACTACGCAAAGATGCTTCTAATGTTTTAACTAGTTATTCTGCACACGTAATTAATTTCGGCAGTACAAAACTTCATACATTTAGAGTTACTTCAGATGATAATTTAACTTGGAATTTTTGGGTTAAATGTAACGATTTTAATAATTATGACCCATTCTTAGCTTTTACTGTACGTACCTGTTATTTACCTGGAGGATATTGGACTAATAAAGATCTTTCTATAACTACAAACACAACTCCAACTGGTACAAAATCTAATATAGATTTTGTAGAAGCGGGTTGGGTAAATAAAGCAAATATCGCACTTTCGGCAGATTCATGGACGCTTAACCCAACAGGGTTAAAAGAGGCTACATATGGAGCTTACGGAGGCGTGTTACAAGATACTTCTGGAGGTCAACCTTCTGGTTCATGAACCAATCGTATTAAAATTTTACACAATAATTCTCAAGGTTATTATACAGAGATAGCTCAAACTTTTAACGATACTGATACTCATCTTTATATACGAGCTTTACAAGGAGGTATACAGAAAGGTTGGCATACTGTCTTAGATTCTGCAAACTACAGTAATTATGCTTTACCTCTCACAGGAGGTACTATGCAAGGTGATATCGTAATGAGTAATGGTTCTGCTCTTTTAAATGGTAATTCTGGTTATAGTACAGGGTTAATTTTTTTCGATACTATTAATAAGCGTACTGTTGTTGGAAGTTTAGATACAGGAACAACAGCTGCCTTACTCTTTAGAAGCCCTACACATGCCATAATAACCGTAGGAACTAATACTTATAAGATTTATGATACAGGAAATTCTAATTCAACTTCTATAGACTGAAAAGCAAAGGATTTAACTCTTGGTAATAAATTATATTTTAGTGATGGGACTTCTTACATAGAGTTAAAAGATGGTGCTCTTCATACTAATGTAGGATTTTATTCTGATAAATTTATTTCTGCAAGAGGAAGTGATTCTTCAGCAGGTTCTGGTGGAGGAGGAACTAGTGAAGGTACTATTTCTGCTATGTGGAATACTTTAACTACAAATACTGATACTACTTATGGTACAAAAGTAATACACTCAGATCATTTAAAGAACATTCCTATAGGAAATATCTCTGGGTTAACTGACCAATTAAATAGTTTAAATACAAATAAAATAAATATATCAAGTGCTACTAAAAGGTTTCTGTATACTATACCTGCATCTGGAAACAGAGGAGTTCGGATTACATATGAGGATGAGGCGAGTGTATATATAAGTATATGTGGACATAATGGTGGAAGGCAAATGGTACTTATTGGGACTGGATATGGGGAACACGGTACTGTAAGAAACCGTTTTACTGAATTAGTCACACCAAGCGGTTATTACACGTGGTGTTTACCAGAAACCGATAGCTTAGCTCGGTGCATAGAAATTTTAGTTGGTGCAAATTCCACTGGTACAGATAATGTAGAAGTAATTTCTTCTGGAAACATTACTTTTACTGCTATTTCGGCTTTAACTAGTACTAAACAGAATGCTCCTTTAGCACTTAAATCTGATTTAAGTAGTTACCTACCTTTATCTGGAGGTACTTTAAGTGGTACTTTAGACGTTAATTCTGAAATATATGCTAGCGGTAGAATAGTTAGTAATAAAACCGGAAGAATGTGGGTACAAGCAAGAGATTATGCATCCTTGTATAAGAACAGCTATGGTACAGGATCCTGGAATCCTATTTTGTCTATGAAAACAACTGCTGGAGACTGGAGTTTGGGCACGCTAACATCCGATCAGCAGGTGCGTCTTGTGTATATTACAGATGCGAATTATAATGCGGGTAGTAATAATATTACATATGAACTCAAATTCCCAGTAGCATCCGGGACAATCGCATTGACTACTGATATTCCAAGTACTTTACCTGCTAATGGAGGAACCGCTAATTTTCTTGGTGATGGAACTACTGAATATACTGTAGGACTAACAAATGGACATATACCTTATTATTGTAATTTCCCAGGTGCAGGCAACCTGGTAAGTCTTGGATACAATACTTCAGATAAAATAAACGATGATAACTCATATTTTAAAGGACTATGTAAATGGATAGGTGCAACATATAAGAATAAAGAAGCGATACTCATAGGCATGTGTCAACCTAATTCACAAGGATGGTGCATAATACACAAATATCCCCATGAAAACAATAGTGAAGGGTATCCTAGATATTTGACAGGAACATATCAAACATACCTACACACATATACATTTACAATATGGGAATATAACTGGTATTGGAATGGTGGAATTACTGCAACCACTTTAGCCAGAAATGGAGACGTTTCTAAACCAATGACCTTCAACTGGGCTGGAAAAGATGGACAACCTACATGGCTATGGGGTGGAGAAGATGGGACTAACATGTATGTTTATAATCCTAAGAATTTTTCTGTTTACCATTCTACTAGGACATATAATTTACAATCAACTCCAGATGTGGATAATTGTACATTATATGGAGTGTCATATAAATGTGGCCAAATTACAAAGGGCACGTCAAAAAACAATTGTTATTCTGGAAGTATTGCAGATTATAACGTTTGGTCCTATCCAACTTCCGCTGGCACTTCAGAGACTAATGGCACTGCAAATATAATGGACTTGCGGTTCACATGGGCTAAAGGTACTTATTATCATGACTTCTTTATGACACCAAACAACAACTCTCTCTGGCATAGAAGTGTAGTTAACAGCAATCCGGGAAGTTGGTACAGAATAGTCCAAGAAGATGGTAGGACTTATAGTATTAAAGTGGATTGGACAAATGTAAATAGTAAGCCTACTTTGTTCAATGCGGGCGGAAGTACTAATAAACTTACAAAATTCACTACCAATACTTCATATTATATTTCAGATAATTGTTCTGATCGTCCAGATGGTTCTGTATATGGAGAGATGTTGAATATTACCAATAACGATACATGGGGACAATTGATAATTCCATATGAGGCTGCCGGAAATTTTCTTTATCGTGGGGGAAATACCAATGGATACCCTAATTATGGATGGAGAAAAATATGGGACAACAACAATCTCACCAATGTATCTCAACTGAATAATGACGCTAATTATGTAGGATACAAGTATACTGTAATTGATGCATCAGCATTAGATGAAAATACTTGGTATCCTGTGCTTATAAAGGTGTCTGCATACGGGAAGATAACCCATATCGAGATAACGAATTCCCTTTCACAGAACAAACCCTCATGGGCTACGCATCAAACTGGATTTACATGTAAGAAAGTATGGGATGTATATGGATCTAATTGGGGGGTTGTACCTGATGTTTCAAGAACTGTGTATGTGTCCATGTATTCATGGTGTGGCACTGACCCAGTTAGGGGAATCGGACAACTTACTAACTCTGCAAATGAATATGTATATGTGAGAGGTGGTGGGGAATACGAGTTTTGGACTAGTAATAGTTCTGTTCCCGTGTTAATCACCGAGAGTTCAACCTTCAGTCAAGAGACCATAGCACCTACGACCACAGTACCTGACGAAATAGTTAGAACTAATCAACTGACTACAGACAACATAAGCTGGTCAAGGATAGTCAACAGACCTACAACATTGTCTGGTTATGGGATTGGAGACAGTGTGGTTTGTGTAGATTCCAGTACAAATTCCCCCGATGTATACAGAACAAAGGCTGCGATGGTGCGAATGGGTGATCAGAGTGGACAGCCGTGGGCATATGACTATGGACAACTTTTGTCCGTTTATGGAGGATTGGATACATTTGGTCAATTATATTTCCCTTATTCAACTAATGGAAATCTTTTCGTGCGGAGTGGAACCACATCGCAATCTCCGGATTGGAAACTGTTATTGAGTGAAAACAACTATTTTAACTATGCATTACCATTAAGTGGTGGAAAAATCACAGGTATGCTTGAGATACAGGCAGAC